ATGATACCAAATGTTGGTTGACGCAGCCCACGCGATGACGCTTTCAGAGCCGTTGTAAAGACGAAGTTGGCCGCCTGATGTGTTGACAAAATAAAATGTCCAGCCGGTCCCTGCAAAGTTTCCGGTTGCAACAAGACCATACGCGGCCGCCACTGAATTGAAGCGAATCCAGAAATCTATGGTGAAGTCACCGGCACCCGCGCCTCCTAAATTCCAGTCTGTGGAGTTGGCGGACGTAGCGTAGTCGCCCGTACCGTCGCCCTTGTACGAGGCAGTTCCAAATTTGAACTGATCCGTTGCGGTGTTGGCATTGCCTGCTGCCGTGACTGTGTGAGCAGCAGCCGAGCTATCCGTGAAAGTCGTTCCGCCGTTTGTGCCGTCGCAGTGCAGTAGAAGTTTGGTAAAGGCGTCGTTACCGCCTATTTCGGCATTTGAAAACGCGCCGAACCCGATAATCTGGTTGACCATCAACATCAGAGCCGCGCCTTGATCGCCGCTCGGTATTGCCCCGCCGTGAGTTGGGGCTTTCCTTCCAGCACGCGGACGCGGTTCTCAATGTCGTATGCGATGGCGAATTGCAGCGTGTCTATTGACGAAAGCCGCGCATCCTTGCGCTCGCTCAACTCCAGCGCCGTGAGCGCGACGATCTCGTAGGTATCGACGACGCGATCTTTCTCGATGGTCGTCACCGGCCCCGTCTTTTTTTGGGTCAGCGGGTCGAAAGTGTCGTCGCCCACAACAACAACCGGTCGCCACCACGAAACCTTGTTCGTCGGAATCGTCTCGACATCGATCATCCGGCGCTCGGCAATGACGGACGGTGCGCTCGGATAAATCAGGGCGTTCAGCGTCTTTCCCATCGCTAGGTATCCGTGGCAGCGTTGGTCGTGAAGAAGATTTTGATGCCGAGCAGTTCGGCGTCGCCGGTCATATTGTCGTTCGACACGCTGCGCGCGATTTGCCCGATCACCATGTCGCCGTCGATCGGCGTGTTACCGACGGTTACGGCCGCCGACTCTGCCGTTACGTGCAGATCGTTCTGGGCGAGCCATGTGTCTGACACCCGAACCTCAGTCCCGAGCTCGGTGCTGTCGATAGGGTCATCGTCCGTAAACGCACCGGCCGAAAGCCCCCATGACACGGTTTCGGTGGACGCGCCGGATGCGTTTGTCCAAAACGCCTGGAAGGTGATGGTCCCCTTGTCCCAAGACTTCGGAAAGCCAATGTAGAATTGCACGGCTTCCTCGGTCGTGGTGTCGAACGCCCATCCCTTTATCATCACGTCGCCGCTGGTCGTCAGTTCGCGCGATGCAGAACCGGGACCATTGGTCGTGCGCGCCCACATGGCGGACGCCGGCATGAAGATCGTTTCCTTGCCCTGCCCGCGCGCCGTCAGGGTCGCAAGCGCCGTCGCGGCCGTCGCGTCATCCAGCAGCGTGCGGATGAACGCGCTGATGCGCGGCCAGCGCGGCCCGGTTCCTGTCAGGCGTTGCAGCATTACGTGATCCGGTTGACGTAGCCGTTGATGACCAGGACGTTGGCGGACGCGGCGAACGCGGTAACTACAAGCGAGTTCGTCAGCAACCAGCCAGGGATCACCAAGTAGGCGCCGTCCTCGGCCGGAATCGTGATCTCGACCAGACAATCGGGCGATGTCGCGCCGCCGTATTCGATCGTGAGCTTGCGGTCTGACGTGTCGGTGTTGGCGCACCACAGCCAGATTTCATCCAGCGCCGTCGCGTGTGCCGTATGGATGGTCGTTCCGAGCGTGGCCGTCGCAGCGACTTTGATGGATTTGCCGTCGGTGCTGCCCGACAGCTTCACTTTGGTGTACGTCGCCATGCGCGGCTCCTATGAGAAAACTTGGACGCCGAGGACAAGACCCTCGGATGTGATGGATGCGGCGGACGCGGCCGCGTTGGTAGCCGCGGTCTGTGCGAGAATGCGGTCCTTCTTAGCCCGCTGCCCAAAAAGCGCGGTCCCGGCGGCGAAGCCGACACCGGCCGCTGAAAACTCTGCGCTGGTAGCCGACGCCGAGGCGTTCGCCTCAGACGCGGCCGCTGCTATCCGGCTGGCCCGCGCGAGACGCATGTTGTGCGCGGTTTGGCCGGCCGCGCTTTGGCATAGCGACACGAAACTCTCGGCGCGGCCGGTCGCCGCCGCTACCAGCGTGCCGTCGCTGATCGACTGAAACACCGCCTTGAGCAGCGAAATCCAGGACCACGACGAAGAACTATCAGTGGCCACAGGATCGTCGGGCGAACCGATGGCGCGGGCGATGTTGCGGAATGGCAAAGCCATCAGACCCCCGTTCCGGCAAGCAGGCCCTTGAGGATCGATGGCACGGACGCGGTGGTCGAAGCCGTAGCAGCGGCGGCGTCCGTCTTGGCGCCAATCGCTGCGACAGGGTTCTCGATGAAGCGAGGCGTCGTGTCGGTCTGCGCGCCGCCGCCTACAGAAAGCCCGAGACCGGCGCACACGCCCTTGAGAAGCGCTGTCGCCGAAACGCGGCCGGTCGCGGTCACCGCGGCGGTTTCCTCGCGCTCGCCAATGGCGGCACCGAAATCGCGGAATTTGCCGACCGGCGCCGAAACGCCCGTGGCCCACCCGCTATCGAGATCGGTGGTTTCCGTCATGGCGGCAGGATGGCCGCAGCCCTGCAATCGTCCCAACGCACAGACGCAAGGACCGCCCCGAAGGGCGGCCCAGGCGGCGGCGGGAAAGTCTCAGTATCAGGCAGCGACGACCGAAGCGTTCGCTTCGAGCGGCAGATACCAAAGATTGTGGATGATTTCGTCGCCGGACGCGCCGGCTGTGCGGAGCGATTGCAGCGTGCAGGTGCCGCCCGCGAGGCCAATGATGCGGTTGGCGTGGCCTTTGCCGTTGGTATCCGCCGTCTTTACGGCGGACACGGCATAGGAGCCCGACGCCAGAATGGTATCGCCGGCATCGCTGTTCAGTTGCATCATGAACCCGACGGCGGCGCTGGAAATGTCGCCCGCCGCGCAGAGGTCCACGTTGTCGGTCTTGATCCTCAGTTTGTAATCGGTCACCGACGTATGCAGGGCGTTCGTCACCTCCAGCGTCCAGATTGTGACGAGCACCTTCCCGGTGACGGAAAAGAGGTCCACACCCGTTGCGGTGTTGACGTTCTCCGTCTTGGATACACGGAAGCCAAAACCCGGGATGTAGATGCCGGCCTTGGCGCGAAGGCTGTCGCTCAGGATTTGAGCGGAGCTATAGGTGACGTCCACCATTGGTTTTCTCCGATGTCCGGCCCTTTAGACCGGGACTTCTTCCCAGATCATGCCGAACGTGCCGACGGTGGTGCTGGCAGTCGCCGACGCCGCGATCGATGCCCATCCGGTCGGCGGGACCAAAATTGCGCCGCCCACATCTATGAAGCCGGCGATGCCGGTCTCGGTGGTGAGCGCGCCGGTGTGCAGCGAGGCAAACGGCAGCAGGAAGCCGCCTGCGGTGGTGACCGTGCCGATACGGTATGGCGTGCAGGCCGAGGCGGCCTGGCCGAGGAACAGGTTGGCGCGGCCGTCGATCGCGGTGGTCGAGGACGGCGCCGCGGTCTGGCCGGTGTTGCCGGTGATGCCCAGCGCCGCCGCCACGGTGGTGACGGTGGTGATGCCGAACGACACCGCGAGGATGACGGCATTCACGCCGGAGTTGGGAGGATTCCAGAGCAGCGGGCCGCCGGTGCCGGCCGCCGTGGTGTAGACCACCGGCGCGGTGACGATGGCCTGCGCCATGAACAGCTTGCCGCGCGACGCCTGTTCATAATAGCGGCCGTGCAACTCGCTGAAAATCTGTTCGCCGGCTTTGCCGAGGCGCATCGGCGCATCGGAGCCGTCGGAGTTGGTGGTCGGACCCACCTTGCCGTAATTCGTAGCCATATTGTCGTCTCCATTGGGTCCGTAGGCGAACGTGCGCGGCGCCATCTGTCAGCCTCCGGCTACGCAGCCTTCTTGCGAGAACGCCCGGAGCCTGAGTTGGACATCGGGTTGGCGTCGGGCTCCGTCGAGCGTTCGATGATGCGTTCCATGTTCGCGCCGAACTGCGGGCTCCAGCCGACCTGCGCTCGGGCCGACCGGCCCTTCGCCTTCTTGTCGTTCCAGTCGGCGCGGCGCGCCTCGACGCGCTCGGTCGCTTCCTTGTCCAACGGCTCCATGTGAAGCGAAGGCGGTCCATCGAACTCGATGGTGGCGCCTTGCTCGTGAAGCTGTGGCTCCTTCAACCAGCGATCCTTGGAGTCGTGCTTGGTGCCGGGCCGCTTGGCCTGGAGGAAGTGATCCTTGCTCAGCTTGTACGTGGCCATGTGATGTCCGATCAGATGCCGGTGGCGACTGCGGACTGGTAGACGGCGTAGTTATCGACGTCCTTGACCAGCGCGACGGTGAATGCGCCGGCGGAAAGATCGCCGTTCGCGGGCGTGTAGTAGATGCGCAGATAGCGCTCATAGGGCACGGTCGTCGCGATCGGGACCTTCACGAAATACTTGGTGCCCGCGGCCGACACCGCCGGGATCGTGACGAGCGTCGCGACCGTCGCCGCGGACGAGAACGACGAGTTGTCGTCCGTCTCCAGCGTCACCGCGAGGGTCGAGTTCGACCCGGAGTCGGTCATCGCCGTATCGACCGAGATCGAGAAATAGAGTTCGCCACCCGTGCCGAGGTTGCGGCCCGTGTTGGCGGGCGGTGAGGTCGAACTGGTGGCGCCGACGTAGCCCAACGGGCCGGTGTCGTAGTAGTTGGTCGAAGCCGCCGCCGCGGTCACGGCCTGCGCATCGGAAAACAGAAGATCGTTGTCGAGGATCATGGCCTGGGTTCCCTTGCGCCTTACGACACGGCGGATTCGGTCGAGAGGATTTGGTCGTGCAGTTCGATCGGAATGCCGTCGAAGGTCAGCTTCGGACGGCCCTCCTCCTGGCCCAGCGTCAGGTAGACGTTCGGGCGGTTCATGCACTGGATGCGGAGCATCGTCTTGACGGTGCGGTTGCAGTAGAACCGCAGGTTCGACGAGCCGGCCGGAATCTTGTCCACCATGATCGCCATCATTTCGAGGATGTCGGCGGCGGACGATTCTGCGATCAGGTTCGAGACGTCGATGTTGGGACCGCGCACCACGCGCCGCCAATCCTTGACGACGAGGCCGCACTTCCACTGCCAGAGGTCCATGTAGGCGCGGAAGCGAGCCGGCGGGGTCTGCGTGTCGAAGGCGTCGGCGAGGCCCAAGTCCTCGTGCGAGAGCCCCCCCTGGAGCCCCTTCGGGTAGATGCCGTAGCAGCCCTGATCGCTGTGATCGACGAGCCAAATCGAGGTGTTGTCACTGCCCGAGCCGGCACCGGAAACGATGTTTTCGGCGTTCGCCGGGCCGCTGTCGTCGGAGAAGCGCGTCGCGAGGCCGGTGAACTGCTCGGGGTCGAGGCCGGTGTTGCCGTAGAACGCCTTGGCGCCGAAGGTCTGGCCCATCGCCTCGATGAACGGCGCATTCTCAGACATGCGGAAAGCGGACGAATTGCCGTTCAATTCGGCCAAGTCCTTGTCGATCTGGCCGCGAGCTTCCATCATCGCCGTGCCCTCATCGACCTGCACGGTCGTGGACTTCGACGGCTGGACGCCCTGGTTCAGCTTGCGGAAGTAGATGGTCGGCAGGCCGGTGCGGATCGTGACCCGCTCGCCGGTGGTGAGGTTGCCTTCCTTCCAGACCGTGTTGGCGTTGAAGGAGTTGGTCTGCGACAGCAGCTCGCAAATCGGCGCGATGCCGCCGTTCGGGTCCATCCGCTTGGCGAGATCGAGCAGGTTCACAGCGGTTCCGAGAGCGGCCATGGTTAGCTAACCTTCTTCTGGAAGCCGCCCGGCCAAATCCGGTCGGCGTGGGACTTCGGTTCGGTTTTCGGGGGCGGCGGATTGTTCTGTGCGCCAGGCACCGAACCGTTCGATTTCTGCATCAGCCTTTCGAGCAGAGAGACGCCCGCCGCGGTGGCGGTGAGGATTTTGATTTCGCCGAGTTCGGCCGGATCGGTCGTGATGCCCTTGGCCCACGTCGAGACCGCCTTGAGGCGGTCGTCGGCATTGGCACCGAGCTTCTTCATTTCGTCGCCGATGCGGGCCTGCTCGGCGGTGTGGCCGGCGATCTGCTGCTGCGCATCGAACGCGACGAGTTCGTTGACGTGATCCTGCGTCCAGCCGTTTTTGAGCGCCATCGTGCGCAGCGCGGCGACGCGCGGGTCTTTCTCGTCGATCTTGAGGTTCATGCCGTCCGGCACCTTCACGGTGTCCGGCAGCTTCACTTCGATCTTGATGTCCTCGGGCTTGCGGGCGGCGAGCGCGGCCTGCTGCTCGGTGAAGGTCTTGTGGGCGTTCGCGATCTCGGTGTAGTGCGCGCCGAACTCCGGCTTGATGCCGGACGCCGCATCCCAATGCGCTTCCGGCAGCCACTCCGGCCGGGTCGGCGCGGCGGCGGGTGCCGGCGCGGCGCCACCGGCAGGCGCACCTCCCACGGGAGCAGGCGATGCGCCGCCAGGGGCGGGCGAGGCAGGCGAACCAGATGCGGGCGCGGCGTCACTCATGGCGCGAAAACTGCCCCGCGCCGGAAAACCGGGGCAACGCACAGCGATGGATCAGGTGGATTTCTTCGCCGCTTCGGCCTTGCGTTTGATCGCTTCGAGGCCGCGGTCGCGCGCTGCTTCGAGGTCGCGGACAAACTGCTGCTGCGTCACGCGGACACGCAGCACCGCCTCGGGCGCGTTGGGATTTTCTGGCCGATCGATGTGCCGAAAGCGCAGGGCTTCAAGTAGGTTCTGGCCTGCCGCGCCCGTCAGCGCCAACGCGCAAACCTCGTCGAAGTCGGGATCGTCGGATGCAGGACCCGCTCCGGCGCGCGCGCGGCCCTGATCGAACTCGCCCCAGTGCGGCCCGCCGCTCACGCGGCACCCGGCGCCGGCAGAACGGCCGCAGGCGTGGCGCCGCCGGGAACGGAGCCGGTCGCCTGGAGAACCGGCAGAAGCTGCTTGATCGCGGCCTCGATGTCGCTCTCCTTGCGCAAGAGCAGAGGCTTGCAGCCGAGCAGCCGACGCTGCTCCTCTGCGTACTTGAAGATATCGATGACGATGGCGCCGATCTGCGGGCCGAACCGCGCATTTATCATTTCCGCGAGCTTGTCGTTGCGGATCAATTCCTCCTGCTCCTGCGCGCGGAGCAGCGGTGAAATAGGCTCAAGCGCGATCAGCGCGCCGTCCTTCTCGCCAGTCTCGGTGATGAGCGGCAGCGTGTTCCGCTGGAGCAGCAGATACGTGAACCGCCTATACAGCGGGATTTGCAGTTCCTGCACGAGATTCGTCGCCGGCGTACCCATGCGGCGCGCGCGTTCGGCGCGTTCGTCGGCCCATTGGAAGGCGGTCGGCGGCGTCTTGCCCAACTGCTCGGGGCGGTCCTGGTAGTGTGCGCGGCGCACGACGCTGCGCTTTTCCTCGATCTCGAACGCCTGCACGTCGAACCGCGCCTTGCTCTCGATCACCTCGGGCGGCTTCGAGCCAGGCGCACGCGGAATCCAATCGCCCGGATTGACGCCGTTGTCGATGTTGACCACGCCGTCGTCCTCGTAGGAGGTGACGCCATCAACGTGCTTGTCATAGTTTTTCAGGCTCAGATAGGCGAAATGGTTGAGCGTCTTGATCGCCGGAAGGACGCGATAGGTCGGGCCGACGCCGTAGGCCGTGGTCGAGTCGCGCGACCAGCGCGCCACGATGAACGGGCAACTTCCCGGCCCCTGCCATGTCTTGTGGTAGATCTTCTTGCCGTTCGCCTCGACGATGTAGTGGTAGGTCTCGTTGCCGCGGTCGGTCCAGTCGCGCCAGCAACCATCGGTGACCTCGACGTCCTGCTCGTTTCCATCCGCCGGCGCAGGACCAAGCTTGGTCATGTCGGCATCGGGCCAAAGCACGGGGATTTCGCTGCGCAGGTAGGTCTTGCGGCGGAAGGTATCGACGGTGCCGTAGGGACCGCGCACCAGGATCGCATCGGTGGCCGGGATCGCCTCGACATGGATCGGCTTCGCCGCGTCCGTGTCGGTGACGATCAGCACCATCGTGCCGGGGCCAAGGTCGAGATAGGCTTCTTGCAACGCCTGGTACAGCGGCGAGCGCGACATTTCCGCAAACACGATGCGCTGCCGTTCCGCCATCGGCTTGGCGATCAGCGCCTTCACAGTCTTGTCGAGCGCCGCGACCGGCTGCTCCTCGATCCAGTTATTTTTTTGCGGCGTGAACGTGTTCAGCATATCCGCCGAGAAATCTTCGAGCGTCGTCGCGATCGTCTCGTCGAAAATCTCGTCGATCTCGGGCGTGTGCTGCGTCGCGCCGAACTTGTGCCGCCACGGCATCGCGTATTTGTAGCAATCGGCGAGGCGCGACTGATGGCGCTGACGGTCGCGCAGACCACGCTCGACCAGCCGCGCCATGGTCTTGAGAAGCGGATCGTCGATGTCGCTGTCTTGCTGCGCGGGCGGCTTGAACGGGATCGGCGCGGAGGCCATGGGCTCAGCCCTTGCCGAGCAGCGAGGTCAGCAGGCGCCGGCCGACCGGCCCGGAAATGGAACGGTTCTGCAGCGACCCGATGCCGTTCTGCTGCGTGGATTGCGTCTCAAGCCGCAACTGATCCTGCGTCGCCCGGATTTTGTCCTCCTCCGCGCGCTGCTTCAGCCGCTCGCGTTCCGCCGCGATCGCCGGGTCCTCGGTCGGTGCGGCCTGCTGCGGCGGGGGGTCGGGAGACAGAAAACCCAAGGTCGTCCTCCGGGCGCGCGACGATCTCCGCGCCTCGGACGAGAAGGTGGCGGTAGAGGCCGAACGGTCCCAACGCACATGAGCGGACGCCGAGCAGCGCCTTGATCGCGCCGACGCAGAAGAAGGCCGCCGGGTGACCGTTGCGGTTCTGCGCGCCACGCACCCTCAGAATCGCCGCACTGGTTCGGACAAGATGCTCAAACCGCGGGCCGAACTCGGTGTCGCTCGCCACCTCGATCACCGTGCCGCGGCCGGCCGGGTTGAAATACACCCATCGATCTTGGCCGGGATACCACGCAGCGGCGCAGACATGCCGGAAGCCCGGCCGCAAGAACCGCGTCCACCACCAGGCACCGTCGGCCTCGCCGAAGAAAACCAGCCACATCCGCGGCGGCGGTTCGGCGGGCTGCGCCACCGGCTCGATGCGGACCAGGCCGAGCATCTACCAGCCCCGGACCGTTTGCGGCCGGGAGGCTTGCGGCCGCGAGAATGGATTGTAGGCCGTGCGGGTCTGCACTGTCCGCGCCGGCGCCGAGCCGCGCATGGTGACGCCCCGCCCCTCGCCCCCGCCGAGCACCGCGTACTCGAACGCCTCGCAGATGTGCGAATACTGGTTCTTGTGCGGCTCGTCCGAATAGCGCTCGCCGGACGTTTGCAGCCGCCGGAAGTGATAGCCGCCCGACATTCCGGTGATGAACGTCGTGCACGACGGATCGACCAGCAGCGAAGGCTTGCCCTCAATCGTGCGGCACAGCACGGTCTCGACCGCCTCCTTGCGCAGACTGTCCAGGTTCTGCCCCGGGGCGGGCCGGACGCGCATGCCGTGCCCCTCGAAAATCTTGAACGGCGTCGTGTCGTCGGCCTGGCCCTGATAGCCGCCCGACGGATCGCCCCAGAAATGAAACTCGAAGCCCGGGAAATGCGTCGCGAGGTCGCCCTTCACGATCGGCGCGAACTTGTTGGCGCCCATGTCGCGCCCGATGATCTCGCGCAGCACATACCACCGGCCGCGCAGGTTCTGACAGCAGATCGCCCCCGGCTGCCGGCCGAAGTCCTGGCCGACGATGATCGGCAGGCCCTGCACCGGCTCGATGTGCTTGCTCGCCACGTGCACGTCCCGCCGAAAATCGGGGTAGACCGGCTTGCCGTCCACCACCACCGACGAGCGGTTCATGATGTTGGCGTCGATCCAGCTTTTCGTCTTGCCGCCGATCTTCTCCTTGTAGAAATCCGGCGGCAGGTACAGCAGGTTTTCGGCATCGGGGTTCGGCAGGTATTTCCCCGTGAACGTGCCGTTCTCGAAAATCTCGATCAGCCCCGGCGGCTGCATGAAGAACGCCCAATTGTCGGGCTTCCGCAGCGCCAGCTTCTGCTCCTCGGTCATCCAATCCGGCGGCGGGGTGTCGCCGCGCATGATCGGTATCCAGTGATCCGCCGGCGGCGCGTTCGTGTCGAGGATCAGCCCGCCCCACACGCACCCGCCATCCTTCACCGCGGGATAGCGCGGCGGCGACACGCGCTCGACCGCCTCGCCGATCACGCCGAAATCCGCGAACTGGCCTTCGTTGAACCAGATCAGCGACGGCTCCAGCGATTTGAAATGCGACTTCGCGTCCTGCAAATCCTCCATCGCCACGAAAATGACGTCGAGTTCGAGCGACCCGACGCGGATTTCATGGCGGAACGGCTTCGACCAATAGAACCGCCCGAACTCCTTCTCGGGGAACCAGTCGAGCCACGTCTTGACCGTCGTCTCCTCCAGCTTCGCGTAGGTCTCGCGGTAGACGTAGGCGCGGAACCGCTGCTTGCCGTCGCGCTGCTTCGGCTGCGCCATCGCCTGCTGGTAGATGTGCATGCAGCACGCCGACGACGTGCCGCTTCCGACCGGTCCCTGGATGACCTTCACCCGGGACTTGTCGTCCATCATGAACCGGCGAAGCTCTTTGCCGTCCGCCTGAAACCGCCGCTGCTCCATCACGCGCCGTCCCCGCAATCGGATGGCGAACCGAGGTCGGGCAACAGCGAACGCGACGACCGCCGTTCCACCACCGCGCGTTCGCGCGCATAACGAAAAGCGTTGAGGTCAACGACGTTCGTGCGATCAGCCGGTTCGCCGCCCGCATCAGCAGTCGCTCGCTCAATCCGAACGACCGGCAGCACAATCGGCGGGAGCGGCTTCTTCGCCATGCCGCCACGGTGCGCGGCTCAACACCGCCCGCCCAACGCACAGATTTCCAAGTTCAAAAAAATCCGAAACGTCAGAATGGTTCTTGGGAGAAATCGAGGGGGAAAGGGAGCCAGACCCAGGCGTCGCCCAATTTACCCCGGCGGGGGTCGCGAGCGGCCGCGCCTGGCGTTCGACCACCCCCACCCCCTTTGACATACTGCGCCGGTATGTCACTGCCCGACGCTAGCGTTATCAACGGCTTAGGCTCGATTGCACGCTCATGGCTTATGAACGGGCTCGGCTTCGATCACCGGCCGAGCGTCCCGCGGATCGCGCATATCGATCACGTAGCCAGGCGCTATGTTGTTGGTGATGTTGATGTTTGTGCCGCTCTCGACTGGCTTGATGCCTTCGATCGCCAGCACATGCTTCGATGCGTCGAGCGATACATGCTCGGAGTTGGCGTCCATCAGCTCGACCACGCGCATTGAGGCCCGCAGCGCTCCCGTGCCGATGGTTTCGCGGGCTTTTTGCGCGATAAACACCTGTATTTGTGGTTTCCTCAATTCGCGGGACAGGTGGAATTCGCTGATGCCCGCGCGTTTTGCGGCCTCGCGTTGGGTTACGCCCTTGGTCGCTAGTTCGGTCAACGCCTTGCGCATTCGCTTTGATATTCGGCGCTCTTTGGCCGGCGCGGGCACTGCTGGCGCGCTCTGCGGTTCGATCGTGGCGAGGTCTTGCATGCCGGGAGCATCGCGCGGGCTGATGCGCTTGCTCAACGCACAATCGGATTGCTGGTGGATGGCGACTGCGGCGGCCGTTGGCCTTGCAGTCTAAAGTCTCCGCGCTCGCAGGCTCGCTTAGAAGGAACGCGGGCGCGTGTGTTGGCGAGCGATGGAATGCGCGATTTCAAATCATCGGCGCAACGCACAAGGCGAGAATCCAGCATTATTGCTGGGTTTGCGGGTGCTGTCGGTATCAAACGGTAACCGCTTGACACGCGACGGGGTGTTGACACTTTGTCAACCCCTTGGATCGCGCAAATCACCATCGCCGGCTTGTCGCCATGCGGCTATTGCGCCGCGGCCAGGTCACCATGCGCGAGGCCGCGATGATCGCCGATGTCTCTCGGCAGAGGGTCTGGGAATGGTGCCAGGCCGCCGGCGTTGATCCGGTCAAGGCTCGCGCTGAATGGCTGGCGAAGCTGCTAGCGTCACTCGATCGGCGCCGCTGAGCATCGCCTCGCGCCTATCGGCCACCATTTCGAGCGCGCGGCGCGTGATCGAGCTAGGCGCGACGCTCGCCAGGGTGCGAATGATGCCGCACACCGTCACAGGGTCACGCCAATCCGGCACGCGAGGCCGTGCAATCCGCTTTTCCATACCGCGAAATTGGCAATTGACCGCGCAACGCCACAACGCACAAGCCTAAACCCGCCCGCTATACCGCTAACCCATTGCCCCGACTCGCGAACCTTTGCGCGATTTGCTTTTGCGCCGCTGATTTGCAGGCTTTACCGTTGTCAAATTCGCTTGATGTATCAATGCCCGATTATTTTCTTTTACATCTGTCAAAATAGTTTAAGATTGTGATTGTTGAAACCCGCCGAGCGCCAATTCGGCACAACCGCTAGGAGATACCATGAACCGCAAATTCCCATACACTGCCGAGCTTCCGACATTCCAAGCCGCTGATGACGCATGGGGCGCCGAGTTGCGCCGCGTGTTCGGCAAGGATGCCTGCAACGCGCGCTATCTGCCGCGTGGCAAAGGCGCCGAAGGATCGGACCTGCGTCGCCTGCACAATGCACGGGAAGCCGCACGGCTCGCGTGGCACCAATCCGCAACCGCCTAACCCTTCCACTCACGGGCCGCGCCAACGGCCCCAACACCGCTAGGAAAACGAACATGACGAACGAACCTAACGCAATCGAAGCTACCGAGCTCGCCTTGTATGCCGTGAATGATGGCGACCTGTACCGCCAGCGTGCAACGCCGATCATGGAAAACTTAGTCCGCAAGCACATGCGCGGCACCTACGACGCCACGCTCGCGCTCAAGGCTTGGCAATACCTCGCCGACGATGCGGCCAAAGCCTATCGGAAAGAGTTTTCGATGGTCGGCGGCTTCGACAAGCCGACCCGCGAAGCCGCCGCGAAGCGTATCGCGGACTATTACGCGGAAGGCTTGGCCGAGCTTGTTGCAGTCGCCCAGCGCGACCGTGACAACGCGGCGCAATGGTCGCTCGCGACGATTAAGGCGGCGAACGAGAAGGCCGGCCGGTACTTTTTCAGCCGAGATACGATGCGGTTTTTCGGCGACACAATGGGCAGCTTTCGGGTCCGTTGTTTCGACGGGAAAGTGTACCTGCAGCGGGTCAAGCCAATGCGGGAGCGCGACGGCCGCGATATGGGCGGCGTCGGCGACCTGCGGGAATTTGACCCCGCATCTGGCGAGATCGGCTCGGTTGGCAAGCCATGCCCGCGCTCGATCGGGGAGGGCTGAACGATGGCCCGATCCGATCAAGGCGGCGTCTCGTTCATGCACCGCATGGAAGCCGGCAAGCGTGACGCCGTGCATCACCGGAACATGGGGCGCCACGTCGGCGCCTCGGCGAAGGGGTGGGATTTCACGCGACCATCAGACCCGGACGACTACCGGGCCCGCGCTCAAATCGCGCGCGAGCAGCTTCGACTCGACCTGCAGACAATCTGGAATAACTACCAGTCTGCAATTCTCAACATTCGCCACGGGGAGGATGACTTTGATGCAATCTCAATCCCGTTCTGAGGCGCAAATGTTCATCGCCGAAATACGATCAAAGGCCGGCAGTCTCCTGTTCCATGGACAGCCGCAGGAAACGCGAGAGGAGGCCGCCCGCTACGCTTTCCGCAACGGGCCGCAGAATGCCAAGGTCGCATCAACCTCCCTCGCCTATCGTGACCCGTCGGGCAACTGGCGGTCAGCCGGCAGCGACATTCGCTGGATAAAACGCCATGAGGTTTGGCGCGATCCGCCGGCAGCGTGCGACGTAGGGCTATTCAGCGACAATGCGAAACAGGTGGATTTGGAGGATTTGCTATGACGACGTTCCCAGGATGGCGCACCATGACCGGCGCGCAACGGCGCAACGCCAAAGCCGACGCGATATTCGACGGTGCCTATGAACTCGCGGCGCGCGCCGCCGGCTGGGCGCCTACCGGCCCGCACGGCAAATGGGTCAAGTCTGGCGACACTAGCTTTTTGCAAGGCGCATACATGCCGACCGATCGCGCGTGCCGCTACATTTGCGAGGATCACAACTTGCTAGGCTTAGGCTGAAACAAGTGGCCGGCGCCCCGCCAAGGGCGCCGGCCTATCACCATGCCGCACACTCATGCCCGCTAGGACGCAAGGGGCCGCACGATGACAAAAGACGATACCACGGAACGCCGCGCCGCGATTCGACTGCTACGGTCCGGCCGCGTCACATTGTCAGAGGCCGCGGGCCTGGCCGAAACATCGCGCCAGCTCGTTTCATATTGGGCCAGGCAGGCAGGCATTGACGCCCCCGCCGCGCGCGCAAAATACCTGAAACGGCTCTGGGACACCGCCCGGAAAAGGTAGCATTTTGGCCATTGAAAACGGGTCGGGCGTTCATTTTCCATTTTGCCTCGACCGTTCGATTTTTTCCCGGAAATGATCTCGGCCACCGCCATTGAAATCACGTCGGCGGCTCAATTTCCATTCGATCCAAGGCGCGCCTAATTATCTCCGCGCAAATCCGCTCGAACCTGCGTCATTTCTACGATCTTGGGAGCATGCCAGCGCATGCGGGCCGCATGTTTTCGCTGTTCCCGCTGACGTCGGCGGAGCGCCGCCTTGTCCTTGCGCACGGTGGCGCTCTTGATCGCGCCCTTGCGCCCCAAGACCCGCATCAACTCGCGCTGCGCCTTCGGGTTCTTGATCGCCTTGAGCTGGAGCAGCTTGGCCTTGAGGTTTTCCGCAGTGATGACGGCGCCAGGCTTGGCCCTGATCTCCAGGTCGAACCCGGCCGGGAACAGCGCATCAACGATGATCTGGAGCGTTCCCCACTGCGCCTGGCGCCCGCTCGGCGCGTCGGCGTGGAGCGCCTTGGCGTAGTAGCGGTCGCTGAGCCCGGCGTACTCGTCGAACTTCGCCATCGGCAGGCCAAGCGCATCGCGCCGGCGCTCGCATTCCAGCATCACCGCTCGGTATATGCCGGTGGTCGTGTTCATTCCGCGGCCTCGGTCTTGCGGCGCCGCTTGCCGCGGAAGCCTTTCGGGCGATTCGCCTTCCAGCCAACCCACCACGCGATAGCAGCATCGATTGCCACTGCGTATTCGGTGATCTGCACTCCGATCTGCCGTTTGCGCAATTCGATCTCAGCGTCAGATTCAGGCTGGCGTTTCTCGACCGGCATGCCCCCGTTGAGGATGCGGTCAAACTCGCCGCCGGGCGCGTTCTTGCGCAGAAACGCCCCGTGAATTTCGCGGGCAAGCGGCGTCGGCTCGATGTTTTCCCAATCAAGGTTCACAGGGACACCGCGCCCGGCTGCGGCTCAAATCGGCCGGTATCCCGATCGACGAAGAAGTGGCAGACACCGCGGCGGCCGGCACCAATCTCTCGGCACTTGGCGCTGATTACGCGAGACGTGTTTGCCTCGGGATCACGCACAACCACCAGGCCATTGTCGCATTTGTTGTACCAATTCATCGAGCCTTCGATGTCGGCGAGACCGGGTGTTTTGCCTTGTTCAACGCCAGCCTTGGTTGGGTGTGCGACAAGGATCACCGCAATTTCAAGCGTTCGGCAAAGCTGCTTGAGGTACATCAGGCATTGCCCAATGTAGTCACTGTGGAGCATGTCCTTCGGCTTGGCGCGCTCAAGTTCGTTCCACGGGTCGATCAGCAACAGATCAACTTCGTCGCGCGCCACGGCCATCACAGCTTTGTCGAGCACCCATTGCAGCGTTTTCGGGCGATCGTCGTAGTGCTCCGGGAGGGCCGACTGCACGAAGCACTGCTCGGCGCAAAAGCGCTCGAAGCCAGGATCATCGCCCCAAATGAGCCGCATCTTCTCCAGGATGTGGCCCTCGTTCTCCGGCACGTAGAGCATCGATCGCATGTCGTGCTGGCGCGCCACCTGGCACAGCACGTTGAGCAGGAAAGTCGATTTCCCGTGGCCTGCGATGCCCGTAACCATCGTGAATTGGCCGGGATAAATCTTCCAAATCTCGGCCATCTCATCCCATCCAGGGCTGACGGCAATGTCCCGCACTGAGCCGCGCTGCGGCAGGTCAGCGAGCGAGTGATAGCCGGCCTGTCCGTGTCGCCCGCCGGCCACGAGCTTCAATTCGGTCATGTGATTGCCTCAGGCCAAAGGTTGCCGCTTGGGGTGACGGCCACGCCCTTTTGAGCCGCTGATTTTCGGATTCCGATCTCGCGATTGCGCTTGGCGAGAGCACCCGCCACCGCACAAAACCAGTTGCCGCCCTGGGTTCCTGCCCATTGCGTGAGGCCGAGCATTTCTGCTTCGAGGTCTAAGTTTTTGTAGGCCTTCCGCCACTGATCGAGGTGCTTGGCATTCAGGCGGATGCAACCGCTCTCGAATGCATACTTCGCCGGCGTGCCGTCAGGCGCATCATCTTTAGTTCTTAGATTCTTAGGTTCTTCTTCTTTGCGTCGGTGCTGCGTCGGCGCCGCGTCGGTTTGTGCGTCGATTGAACTGTCGGCGCCGCGTCGGCCAAACTGATATTTGTCGTAATTACAAATTGTTATGCGCGTCGTTCCCTGCGTCGAGTCGACTATCGCGCGACCGTCGGTTTTTGATCGGTTTAGAAAACGCCTTACGCGCGGCTCCGACCACTGCCAGCGCTTCGCCATAAACCGGAGCGAGAAGGCGCACTGCCCGCGCTCAAGATCGACCACGGCGTGACCAACGCGGACGCGCTTAGGTTCCCATGCGCAGGAGCCAATCAGCCAGTGCCATGCTTCCCGTTCAGTAAACGGCTCGTCGGCAAAATCAGGGTGATCCCAAATACCCCGATCAACGGCGTATACCCCGCGCTCGCTCATGCCGCCTCCCCGTCGTCGAGCACGGCGCCGACGAGGCCGGCCGTGAGAACGGTTGAGATGATCGTGGTTGCAAGCTCGCGCTCGGTGGCTCCGCGACGCTCCGCCTCATTGGTGAGGGTCGCCAGGACGTCGCTCGTGAGGTTGACCGGTATCCCGCGCGGGCGGCCCGGGGTTCGCATATGCGCGCGCTTGTCACCGTGGCTGCGTGCCCGCTGCACGATGGTGCGCACGTAGGCCGGCCTGATGTTGAGGTCGTTGCCGATCTTGATGCTGGTCTCCCCGCGGTCCCAGCGCTTGAGCACGGCGGTTTCGGTCGTGGGTGTGGTCACGAGAATTCCTCCCGCTCCCACGACCCGCCGACGCGCTTGATCGCTATGAATTTGAATGGAAATTCTGCCGCGGCGATCTTGATGCGAACGCGCGCCGCCTCGCGCCAATGCCCCTTTGTTTCGTGGCACTCCATTCCGAGGTCGCGCATCATCACCCCGAAATCAGGCTTGAACGTCGCGCCGTCAGCCAAGCGCAGATTCCAAGGTTGAAACCGCCACCACAGCACCTCGCCGCTGTGCTTGAGTACGTCGAGATATGCGGCGTAGCCCGCCTCAAGCTTGTTCATGCGGTTGGCAGGCAACTTACCGCGCGCGAATGCGCCGGCCTCATTCGCCGGCAACAAGAACGGCGGCGCCGATGTGTCGACCACCGGCGGCGATCCGGGAATGCCCCGGCGTCGCAAGTGGTCGACAAGCTCCTGTTCGGTCCAGTGCAGCGACATCAGTGTGCCGTCGCTGCTGCTTCGCCTTCCGTCGGCGCTTCGGCTTGCAGCGCCTCGCCGCGGTTCTCAGCGGCGGCTTCGTACTTCGGCTTCTTTTTCAGAAATGCCGAGGCGAGGATCGTCTGACCCTCATGCCAACCGGCAATCCACTTCTGGGCCGCATCCTGGGCGAGGTGCTGGGGCGGCTCGCACTTGTCACCGCTCATGCCGGCGGTCTTGCCTTCCTCGTGGTGGTCGGTCTGTGCCTCGAACAGCACAGGCTGCGATCCCACCGGCAAACCGGCCCATCGCGCGAGGCGCAGCATCCGTTCGACCGTGCCCTTCAACTTCTTCGGATCGGCGTTGGCGATCATCTCCTTGATTTCGGCCACCACACCCTTGCCCAGATCGTGCTTGGCCAGTTCGGCCACCGCGGACCGATCGGCCTTGGCCTTCTCGACCAGCGAATCCGCCATCTCGTAGGCGCGCTTGTGGTGCAGCGTCAGCGCGCGACGTTCGTCATCTGTGAGTTGGCTGTTGTGGCCCGGCTTCCCCGCCGGCGCATGGCCGTTGGACTCGTCGATAGCATCCTCGATGTCTGTCTGTTTCTTGCGGCCCATGGCGCGCTCCCGTTGATGTTGCTGCCTCCCCGCGCCGCGCGAAAGCGGAGCCGGTCACACGCACGACAACACGCAACTGGAACAGCGCCGCCCGAAAACTTAGGCCGCGTATAGAATTTCAGCGCTTGGTGACTTTGAAATTGCGCATCGAGTGGCGACGCATGATCTCAGCAACGATTGCTGCGATCGCGTCGCCGGACCAATCTCGACTGCCTTCCAGGTAGCGTTCGGCTGAACGAACCTCGCACTTGGCGTGGACCGCAAGATTTGGCGCCGTTTTCGTTGGCCAAAGCGCCTTCGCGATGTCTGTGAGCACGTCACCGACCATTTGGTCGGTAGCCCGTCCGTTTGGACGGTCGCTTTCCATCGACCGCTGCCCTGCGGTCGGCGACATAGAACGCATGAACTTCCCCCAAAACCTGACGCAACAAAACGCAACTGTAGGAGCGCCCCCATGGAGCGCATTCGGAATGTCGTCTCAGCAGCGCTTTGCATCGTCATCGCGCTCGCAGCGTATTGGTGGCTCGCGAACAACATTTCGGCGCGATGAGCCATGGACCCAGACGAACCGTCGGTCCTGCGCGGCCTCGCATACGCTGTCGCGTATGCCGCGTTCATCCTCGCGCTCAACTCATTCGCGGTCTGGGGCTGGCCTTGGATCAAGGCCGCTCTGCCAACCAAATTCTGGGGAGTGTTCTGAATGCGCGAATGGGTCGTTATCGCGCTCGCGTTCTTGGCGCTCGCGGCATTTACCGCGCTGTACTTCCGCTGATTCAGCTTCCTCGCCGCAAATACCGAGAGGTGGCCGGGTTGCGCAAATTCCACAGCACAATCTGAGGGGTTCCGGTTGCCCGTGGTCCCCGTCAAGTCGGGTACCCGACATAGTGACAAAAAAAAGTGTCTTGTTTGGAACACTTCTGAGGCGGACGATGCCCACAGCCTGCATTTTCGACCGCTGCGGCCGGGGGGCGTCGAATGGGAAGCGTGATCAAGTGGCCGAAGCACCGCCATCATGGGCGCGCCTCGGCTGGAATAGCCTGCGGGATCGGGCGTGCCGCCCACGACGTCATCATCAAGGCCGAGATTCCAGCTTGGGCGGCGCGTTCGGTCGCCAAGATCGGTGCCCACCATTCGGCGGGGATGCTGTCCCGCTGCCACCATTTGGAAACGGCAGAGGCGCCGGCGCCGATGTCTGACGCCATGCCCTCACGCGAAGGCCACAGTTCGATAACCGAGCGGAATGATGTTGGCTCTGACATGCACCGCGATTTAGGACATTTGGTCCTAAAAAGCAAGGCCATATTGTCCTGTGACTGTGAACAGCCCGTCGGCGAAAATCCCCGCATGGCTGATCGGATGTCGGAGACGGAAGAAAAGCTCGCCTTTATCAGGCGGGTACGAACCGCGCGAATGGCGCGTTTTGAGAAGCAAAACCCGATCCTGACGATACTCGACATCGACCAGGGCAAATACAAGCAATACGAGAGCCGGACCCCACTCCCTTGGCGCTACATACCGAAGTTCTGCGCGGCCTGCGGGGTCAGCATGGAATGGCTGTTGACCGGCGAGGGCCAGGGGCCAGCGGCGCTGGTTCCCCTGCCCTCTGAGGCGCCCAAACGGCGGTCCAAGGGCCTCAGACGCTCAAGGGCGGCATGACATGGGCCATGCGACGAGCCTGGCGCTTATCGCAGCGCTCGCGCTAGCCGCCTGCGGTTCCACGCAGCAGGCGACCGAGGCAGCCCGCAGTTCGTGGGTAGGCAAACCGGCCGACAGCTTTTTCGCCAAAAACGGCCCACCCATCCGCCAATTCACCATGAGCGGCGGCGATAAGGTCTATAGCTGGCAGACCCTATCGATGCCGTCCGGCACCCGCACGCAGTTGGTCTGCACGGCCGACATCGTGGTCGATGCCCGGGGGGCGATCCAAGAGATTCGGCTGAAAGAGGACAGCATCGGGCACTGGAACACCTCCCGGTGCTCGGAAATCTTCGGCTAGCCGTCCACAGCCGATAGGACATTTAGTCCTTGACCTTTAGGACGCATTGTCCTAAATCGACCTCCAGAATGTTCTACGGGAAACATCGGAGGCCGCATGCCCGCACCCGCCACAATCGAATCTGAGGCCGACCCCCGCACGCCGGGCCGAACGGCCTATCGCATCACGTCGCTCTACAGCCCCGGCGCCGTGCAGAACGCGGTTGCCGACCTGATGGGCGGCCCTGACGTGGCACGCGCGGAGTTCACCACCGTCCGCCGCATGCCGGCCGAGCGCGGCTGCCCCGCCTGCTGGATGGCGCTGGGCTACGTCGTCGTCGAGCAGGCCGAGCGGATGCTGGAGGCGGCAGAATGAGGGCCGCCCCGCAATACGGCTCGGGCCTCGTGGGCATAGCCCTGATCCTGGCCATCATCGTGGTCGCTTCCGGCCTGCTCGGGAGGCTCGGATGAACCTCATCACCGAGTTCGGTCGCCGGGACCGCGCCGCCATCATCGCCCGCGCCAAGGAACTGCACGCCCGCATGGAATGGGGCGCCGCCGTCGCCCACGCGCATCGGGAGGCGTCCGAGGAACTTCGAGCGCGGTTCAATCGCTCGACGACCATCCCGCTCATCCGCATCAAGCCGGTGGAGGCCGCCCGTGCCTGATCCGATGCGCAAAACCCTCTCGGCGACGCAATCTCCTGGCCTGTTCGGCGTCTCCCCCTATGTGACGAAATGGATGCTGTGGCAGCACTTCGCCAAGGGCATCGAGATCGACAGCCCGGCTGACGCTCGGATGTCCTGGGGCACCAAACTCCAGCCGCTGATCGTCCAGCAGGCCGCCGAAGATTTGAAGCTCGAAGTCCGGCCGAACGACGCTGACGTCTACCACCGGCGCGGCCTGCTCGGCTGCACGCGGGACGCGACGATCATCTGCCCCGATCGCGGGCCGGGCGCGCTCGAAACCAAGTGCGTGTTCGACTACCGGACGTGGATGGCCGATTGGGAGGGCGGCAAGGTCGCTCCCAAGCACTATGAAATCCAACTCCAGCAGCAGATGCACGTCGGCGAAGGCGAAGGCCAGCCGGTCTATTCGTGGGGCATCCTTGCGGCCTGGGTTGCGGGCGAGGTCCACTACTTCGAGCGGAAGCCGATTTTCGACCTGTGGCAGCGCCTGCAAGACGGGGCCGCGGAGTTCTTCCAATCGGTCGAGGCGATGGCCGAGCCGGACCCGTTCGGCGTTTCGGTCGAGGTCGAGTGGCTGACCAAGCTACTGCCGACCACGAAGGGCAAAGTGATCGACCTGTCCGGCGACGCCGGGGCCGAAGTCCATTCCCTCGCCGTCCGCGCCTACCGAGACGCCAAGGAGCAGGAAAATGCAGGCAAGCGCACGGCTGAACCGCTGCGCGCCAAACTCCTCGCCCTCGCCCGTGACGCAGAGGAAGTCGCGCTGCCCGGCGGCATCAAGGTCCGCATCGGCGGCAACGAGAAATCGAAACGGCTCAACGTCTATGTGCCGGACGACGACATGACCGGGATTTCCCCGGCCATGCCCCACGACATCCGAATGGCGGGCTAAATGGGCACTGCGCTTGCGCTTCTCGAAAACCAACTGACGCCGCTCATGCCGCGGTTCACCGAGGCGCTGGCCGGCACCATGCCGGTTGAGCGACTGACACGAACCATCGTCATTTCGTGCGAGCGGCTGCCCAAGCTGTTGGAGTGCGACCGGCAGTCGCTGTTCAACGCGGCGATGTCGGCGGCATGCCTTGGCCTGGAGGTCGATGGCGTCACCGGCCAAGCGTTCCTCATCCCATACGGCAGCAAGGCTCAGTTGGTGATCGGCTACAAGGGCATGAACACGCTTGCCGCGCGATCTGGCATCACCATCGCGGGCGCTGTGGTCTGCGACGGCGACGTGTTCAAATACGAAAAGGGCTCCGCGCCATTCGTGAAGCATATCGCGAAGCTCAGCAATCGCGGTCGGATCATCGGCGCATGGGCCACCGCCACATCAAACGGCCGGCCGCCTGTAATCGAGGTCATGGGCATCGAAGAACTGATGGCCGTCAAGGCAAAGTCGCCGGGTGCCAAGCGTAGCGACAGCCCTTGGAACGATCCAAATATCGGCTTTCCTGCGATGTGCGAGAAAACCGTGAAGCGACGGCTCGCGCGCTCGATGCCATTGAACGTGATGCAGCTTGCCGCGCGGCTCGACGAAGCGTTCGAGGAACAGGGCAAGGCGGCCCACATCACGCCCGACCGCAACATCATCATCGATGGCGAGTTCAGCGAGCCGAGCCCGACACCGACCGCCACCGAATTGCTTTCACCGTCGCCTGCCGCGACCAAGCCCGTGCCCTCTCAGGCACCCCAATCCCCCCCGACTGAGAGCGGCGCGGGCGAGGTCCTCGACGAGATCGAGCGCGCGCTGAATGACGCGGCCGAGCGCGGCACCGCCGAGTTGCAAGCCGAGTGGAAATCGTTGGCGCCGAAGCATCAGACGCACTTCAAGACGACGCTGGACCGCCGGCTGAAACCGCGCGCCGCGGAAGTGGATGCGCTCGCGACGAAATAGCTGCGTGACCGTGACGACTGAGAATTGAACATGAGCACTTCGACTGAACTAAAGAATGCTATGGGCGACGATGAGGCCTTCCTCGCCATCGTTGATCGGCACCGCCGCGCTCGGATGGAGCACATTGATCGGCTGCCGCCAGATATTCGAAACCTGGTCAATGAGTACGGCTACACGGTCGTATCGGCGTTTCTGGACATCGGCGTTCTAAGGGCCAAGCGCATTCGGCATTTGGTCGAGACTGTCCTCAATGAGTTCAGCCCGACGCGCGGCTCGTACTCCCGGCAGGGCAAATACACAAAGGTTGAAACGCACCCAAGCGCCGCTGCGCTCGATGACGTTCCATGATCCCTCACACGCGCGCACGGCTTGATAGGAAACCTACGGGACTAGTCGCAATGAACGAACTCCCACTTTTTCATTTCGGGGTGATCCTGGCCGACCCGCCTTGGTATTTCGAGAACTACTCGGAAAAGGGCGAAGGCAAGAATCCGGTTGCGCACTACGACTGCATGGACCTTGAGGCCATCAAGGCTCTGCCGGTCGGGCATCATGCCAAGCCTGATTGCGCTCTGTTTATGTGGGCGACGGCACCTATGCTGCCGCAGGCGTTTGAGGTCATGGCTGCGTGGGGGTTCGCCTTCAAGACGGCGGGAGCCTGGGCCAAGGAATCAAAGACCGGCGAGAAGATCGCATTCGGGAACGGCTACATCTATCGCTCTGCCGCTGAGTTCTACTTGGTGGGGACGCTCGGCAAGCCGAAGGCCAAATCACACTCCGTCCGCAACCTGATCTGGGAGCCGGTGCGCGAGCATTCGCGGAAGCCCGACCAGATGCACATCGACGTGGAAGCGTTGTTCGATGGCCCCTACCTAGAACTGTTCGCGCGCCAGCAGCGTCCGGGCTGGACCGCGTGGGGAAATCAAACCGAGAAGTTCGCGCCGCAACCAATCTCGGCGCGTTCAGTCTCAGCCGAAGAACGCCCATGACCGATACACTCGACCATGCCGAACGGAAGCCCCGCACCAAGACACGCGGCGGGCTGTTCGTGACCGATACCGAGCTGATCGAGAAGCTAAAGGTTCCGGCGCGGACTGCTCGCCAGGCGCTCGAAATGCTGGACAAGGACGGGCGCACAGGATTCCCGCCGAAGCAGAAACTATGGGGGGATAGGCGCTACTGGCCGGCGGTCGAACAATGGTTGACCGCGAACAGCGGGCTTATACTGGCCCCCTCACCACGGAGGGACAAATGACGCTTCAATCTCCCAAGATTACCGACGCTCCGGGCTTGACCTGGAACGCTCGCAAGCATGGCCGCTGGGAAGCCCGCTGGCAGGCGGATTCCAAGATCGTGCAGCGCCATAAATATACGCCGAAGTCGTGCCGTGTCTGGTGCGGCACCGAGGCCGAGCTAGACGACATCACGCGCGCTTTCATCCAAGACCGCTGCAGCATCATGCAAAACGATATGCGCGTATTTGCGATGGGTGGGCTGCCGATCGAAGGCGAGTTCGACGGCACGCTGCGCAGTCTCATCAACTGCTACCAGACGCACAAGTTCTCGCGCTATCAGAAAATCCGCCATCAGACCCGGCAGAACTACGACATGCTTTGCGCCCGCATCATGCGCGAGCATGGCTTGGAGCGCATCGAGAACATCGACTCCACCATGATTATGGAGTGGCACGAGGGATGGGAAACGAAAGGCGTGTCGATTGCGCACTCCATGATCGGGATGCTCCGCACGCTGTTCTCGTTCGGCTCGACGCTGCTCAAGAACCCGGAAGGCAAAGCAGCCAGCAAGTCGATCAGCGCCGAGCTGCATCAACTGCGGTTCGCAATGCCGAAGGCACGCAGCGAGGCCCTGACCGCCGACCAGGCCATTGGGATCCGGCGGATGGCGCACGCCAAGGGGCTGCCCGAGGTCGCGCTTGCCCAGGCGTTCCAGTTCGATTGCACGTTCCGTCAAAAGGACGTGATCGGGGAATGGGTGCCCCTCTCGGAGCCGGTCCCGTCCGACCTGATCGACGGCAACGACAAGTGGATTCGCGGCATCCGCTGGAACGAGATCGACCAAAACCTGATCCTGCGCCACACCACCAGCAAGCGGCTCAAGGACGTGGAAATCGACTTGAAGCTGGCCGACATGGTGATGGAGGAACTGACCCTAGCCTATGGCGAAGGCTTCACCCGCGCCGATCTGCCGGGCTCTGGGGCCATCATCATAGCCGCCGGAACACACGTCCCGTTCAAGCACGGCATGTTCCGGCGCCGCTGGCGTCAGCTTGCCGACGCGGCGGGCATCCCCAAGACGGTGCGGTCAATGGACAGCCGGGCCGGCGCGATCACCGAGGCCCTGCGGTCTGGCGCGAGCCTGGACGCGGTTCGGAAGGGCGCTACCCATTCCAACTCGAACATGACTCAGCGGTACAGCCGAGGGGACGCCGAGGACATTGCGGACGTGATGAAGAAACGCGCCGCCTTGCGTGGCAAGAACAGAGCGTGATGAAGGCACACTGACTGCACTGACTCGGACCAACGAAATCAAATGCTTAGACACCGAAATTGCTCATCGAACATCAGCTAAGCACCTTGAAATCATTGGCCGAAGTCAGTGCGCAGTTTGCAGGGTAATGCACGGACGGACAAGGCGGCGCGAAATGAAATGTGACGACTGCAAACTTGCGATCTGGCAGCGAACCTCTAACGGGAGGCTTCATCCTAACAAGAGGGGCCGCTGTAGTTGGGTTTGGCTGCCGCCGCCGGTTCCGTACTCTTTCAGTTTCAGTTGGGGCAATGGTGGCGAGGCTCCAAAGCCGAGCGGTGGATACATCGAACGCGGCTTTGAACTTAGGCGCGATTGCGTCTGTTACGTCCAACAGTGATCGCCAGCAAGGGAGCGTGAGGGAAATGGGCTTACCGGGATATGACGCTTGGAAAACGATGTCGCCGGACGAGGCTGATCCGCGTTGCGAGCATTGCGGCGCTTCGGATCGAGCGACGGCGAAGGGCTGGCAACCGGATTGCTGCAACGGAGAATGCGGCATCCGTTGGCGCGACCCTGACGCCGAATATGAAGCCATGCGAGATGATCGCTAATCGCAAGTCACCGCCGCGTAAATGATTGGAAACATTAGGACTTAGTCGCAACAGGAGGGACGTGTGGCTGGATTGACGACGAAATTCTCAGTTGGGGATCAGATTTTTCGCGCCGGGACTACGACGGTGTCGAAGCAGCACCCGTGCCCGGATTGTAAGGATACGAAGAAATGGCAGGCCGTATCGCCTGCCGGCGGTCAATTCGAGTTCAATTGCCCCCGATGCTCCACGCGATTTATGGACAACGACGCGCTGCGGCTCGGCTACAGCGAGTTCGCCCCGTCAGTTGAAGTTCTGACGATCGGCAGCGTTCGCGTGGACACCCACGATATCGAGCATCCCGTCTCATACATGTGCCGAGAGACGGGCGTCGGCAGTGGCCAGATTCACTGCGAAGCCGACCTGTTCCACACCCGAGAAGAGGCGCAGGCCGCCGCCGAGGCAAAGGCCAAGGCTCAAAATCTGACGACGCCCTGGGTTGCCAAGCAATACGACAGGACCTTCTCGCTCTCCGACTATCAAATCTCGGACGCGACGATGAAGAACGCCAAGGACATCAAGTACGCCCACGAGGCAAGGCTTGAAACGCTCTTTGCCGACCTTCGCGACTGCGAAAACATCGACGCAGTGAAGGCCGTTTTGGAAGGGTTTTCCCTCCGAGAGGCCGCGTGATGGCAACCGTCGAGATCACGGCGCTGGACGTTTTGGTGCTCAAAAAGCTGGTCGTCATCAATGCTGCGCTCGGCAAAGCCCTGACCGATCCGAAGGCCAAGCACGAACAGATGGCGATGGTGCGCGAGGTCAACGAGTTCGTTTTGCGCGCCGACCTCGCCGTTAAATCGAGCGCCTAACGCTCATGGCGAGATAGCGATGGACCTCGTGACCAAGGTTGAACTGTTGCGGCTCGAAATCGAGAGGCTGTTGCTTGAGAACTGGCAGCTTAAGGGGGCGCTTGGCTATCCAGTGCCGGGAGCCATCCCGGAAGGAGAGTTCAAATGCGGCATGTGTGATGCGCGCCGCACTAACCGCGAGTGAGCGCCAACCCTTTGATTTGAAATAGGAGAATGACGATGGCCCACGACATGGAAGAACAGGCGACCGAGGTAGTGAAGCTGATCCGGTCGCAGAACTGGAAGCACGGCGGGGCTCTGTCGGTCGATAGCGACGAAGCCGAGGCCGTTGTCCTTCAACTGGTGCAGACGGCCTACAGCAAGGGCCTTGTCGATGGCACCAAGGCCAGCGGCGAAAGCATGATGAGGGCATTCGATGCGGCGGGGCTTGGCCATGAGAACGCTTGAGGAAATCCGCCGCACGCCGGTTGGGCTGCTGTCGGAGGCCGAGATCGCCCAAACCGATCCTGACTTTCAGGAGTACGCGCGCCGCTACAACGAGCACAAAGTCCGTGAGGCTGCCTGCCCCGGCCACGAGCGGATCGAGACGGCTACGCGCGAACAGGCGAACCGTGGCGATCACAAAGGCAAGTGCAAGCACTGCGGAAAAGACATGAGCTACGACAGCGGCGATTAAATGCGCGGCGTTCACTTGGCGGCACGCGCCGCCGGCTGGGCACCTACCGGCCCTATCCGGCACCTAGGAGATTGAAAAATGAACGCAGAACAAGCAGTCGAAATCTTGAAGTCTCAGCCGGTCGTCCTGCTCGATGAAGGCGCTTGCCGGAACGCCGAAGATGATGAGCCTATGGCTGTTGTCGTTCTGGACGTGGCGCACCGGGACGCAATTATCGCGTTGTTGCAATCGAAAACCAGCACTTCGACTTTTTAGGTGGCGATGACCGCCGCAAAGCACCGAGGAAAAGATGGACGTTGTTGCGCTCGCAATCCTACAGGCCGGACTAGCAGATGCTTACGAGCGCGGCTTCAAAGCAGGGAAGAGATCAAATGCCGACACGACAACCCGACCCGCCCGAAAGCCGAGGCATACCAAAGCTGCCACCAGACGACGGCAAGCCGGAAGAAAAAGCGAAGGTTGAGACTGAAATATTCTATCCGTCCCGGCTCGATGACCTGACCCGCTTTGGTCCCGGTCAGTGACCGCCGCGCACCGCCGCACGGAGTTTAAGAAATGACCGAAACGCTTCTCAAGACGACGCAAACTGCCACAGCGCCAAACCAGATCGAGGCGTGCCTTGGCGGTACGTGCGATTGCAGCAACGCATCGGCTTGCTCGTTCACGCGATGCAAGAACTGCGACAACCCGATCGGCGAGAACGGCAAAACGCTGGTCGATCACTCGTGCGAGGAACACGAGACATGCCCGGACTGCGACGGGCCGCTTAACGACCGCCGCATCTACGGCGCACTTTGAGCGCGGCATATATGGCTAGAATCCGGGCTCGGAGAGATTGAGCATGGCCGCGAAACGTAAAAAGAAAGAGGCAGTCGTCCACATGCGGGCGCGGCGGAGCGACATTGACCTGATTGACCAAGCGGCTCGCGTCATGCGCGTTACCCGCTCGGAGTTTATCCGCAACGCCGCCGAGGTCCGCGCGATGCGTGTTTTGGAAATTACCGGGACGCGCTGACGTGTCGGGAGCGCGGAGGAAAAGATGGGCTGGTCTTTGATTTACGACACTTGGTGGAAGCGTCTCATGTTTCGCCTGGGCTGGCGCTACGACGCGGCCGGCAATCGCCGCCAGCGCAGATATAGGGAATTATACGCTTTACTCCCGTACTCATTTGACCCCCGCGAACAGCGGGGAATCGGTGCCTGAGACATGAGCAACCCGGCGCTCAATATCGGCGACATATTCGGACTCCCGTTCGATCAGGATGCAATCGAAGCCTTCGCGAAGGCAGGCCATGCCAGTGGTGCCGCTGCCCGCGAAGAGGTCCAGCACCACTCCACCGGGCGGTGTAATCAGGCGGCAGAGATAGGCCATCAGGTCAACCGGCTTGACCGTAGGATGCTTGGAACTCAGGCGGTCGCCTTTATCAGCTTTGGCCGTGTAGAAGAAACGGGCTGCGGAGCCGGAATCGGCATAGCCCGCCGTCTGTTCCATCGCGCCAAAGCCTTCGCCGTATCCATTGCCAAGGCGCTTTCCATTGCTCGCCGCGCCATCCCTATCAGGAAAGCCGTCAAGGACTTCTTCGCTCCCGTCATGGATGACGTTGGCGGGCCAGCGGCCTTGTGGCGACAATTCCCAATCGGTCTTGTCTTGAAACATCGTTGCGCCGGGTCGCTGGTAGCCCTCTTGAGTAGATGGTCTGCGCCCGCCCTTCCGGCGCTGTCCGGGCTTCATCGCAAAGTTGGTGCCGCCTTTGTCGGTGTACCGACGTTCGGCACTTGGCTCGCCTTCTCTGCCGTTTGTAGGGTACGCGCTCGGGCGGTATCCCTGCTCGAAATTGGCCTGATTGTAGCGGTCGGTTCCGGGCGGCGTTTCGTTGACAAAATCGCCCACGCGGCAGGTGTCGATATTCAGCGCGCCGGTCTTATGCTTCTCGACGTTGGCGGCGACCGTGCCAATCAACGGCTTGCGCGCCAGCACGATAGGCTCATGTGCCGGTTTCAGCGCCGTCCCGCGACCCTCGCCAATGTTGCGAGACTTTGGAAAGCCGGACCCGTAGAGCCATTGGATTTGATCGCGTATCTCAAAGCCAGCATCTTCAACGGCGCACGCCAAACGGTGATAGGTGCGCGTCCCGCCGAAAGCAGCGATATGACCGCCCGGCTTGAGAACGCGGAGACATTCGCGCGCCCACGCCTCGCACCACGCCTGAAAGAGATTCCAGCGATTGTCGGCACGGATCGGCTTTGGTTCGGCGCACTGGCAAGGCGAGCCGCCGTGGAAAAGATGGCCGCAAGCTTCGCAACGAAATTGGTTCCAGCCTTGGTTGCTGACCCACTCAGTCTCGCGTTCACCAATACCGGGCTTATTCTTCTGGCCCGTTCCAGCGGTGCGATATTCTGGCGCGCGGGCCGACATGCGACCGAAGGCGTTATCCCGGCCAATGTCAGCCTCATTGAGCGAGCGGCGAAAGCCATCCGCGCCGTCCCATTCCTTCCCCATGAACTCAAGCCCGTAGGGCGGATCAGTCACGACCGCATCAACGGAATCGGACGGCAGTGTCGGCAGGACCGCCAGACAATCACCGTGAAGGATTTTGAACACGCTTCGCCCTCCGCTGGCGCTTCTGCGCCTGTTTGGTTGTTGCTTTCGGTCGATAGGCGAGGACGACTTTCGCCATCGCGTCCAAGGCGCGCGGCGTTTTCATGCGATCAAGTCCGCGTAGGTCAGCCGCTTGCCCTTGACCGCGCCCACGAGGCTTTGCAGTCGCGTCATGGTGTGGTGGCGGACGTTACCTTCGTTCAAGCGAAAGGCGAACTCGTCAACGTAGCGGCTCAGATGCTTTTTGCTGGCGTGGTGGTACACGCCCATGAGGCCGCGCTTGAGGACGGCAAAGACGCTCTCAATCGAGTTGGTGGTCACGCCGTCGCGGACATACTCGCCCGCGCTGTGATTGATCGTCTCATGGTTGAAGAACAAGCCGCCGATGCCCGCATAGGACAGATGCTCGTCCGTATGCAGCATGGAACCGACCTCGACATTCTGCACGATGATGTCGGTGATCGTTCCGGCGTCCGTGGCGTCGATCTTGATGGCCTTGGTGCGCCCCTTTTTGCCACGCTCCTTCATTCCGAGAACGGCAGTCTTGCCGACAGGTCCGCGCCCCTGCTTGAGCTTGTCGCGCTCGTGCTTGTTCGACTCCAAGCCGCCCACGTAGGTTTCATCAATCTCGATGATGCCCTGCAATTTGGTCAGGTCGCCGCCGCAAGCTTCCCGGATGCGATGGAGCATGAACCACGCCGACGCCTGCCGAACCCCAATCTCTTTCGACAGTTGCAAGCTGGATATGCCCTTGCGAGCCGTCAGAAGCAGGTACATGGCGTAAATCCATTTGTGCAACGGAATGTGGCTCCGCTCGAAGATCGTGCCGGTGCGCACCGTAAAGTCCTCTTGGCACTGATTGCAGCGGTAGAAGCCGCCCTTCCGGGTTGTGATCCGCTCGCCCAGTCCACAAACGGGACAGGTCGGGCCTTCCGGCCAAAGCTGGCGTTCGAGGTAGGTCCGGGCCGATTCCGCGTCCGGGAACATGGCGAAAATCTCAAAGGTCGAAACGGTGGATTTACTCATGGAACAAGCTCCTTTTCAGGCCCCTTTTATAGCCCAAATCGGCAAGGGAGTAAAGCGTATAATTCCCCAGATATAGGTAGTCATCATGCCGCAGCGGATTCAGCGCAAGCGCACCAAGGGCTGGAGGATGCCGCCAAACACGGTGAGCGTCACCCGACCGGGGCCTTACGGCAATCCGTTCGTCGTGGGTGAATATCCACCGCTGACCTACGCCCAACTCTGGAACGAGAGCGTGCCGGATGCGGCCACGGCAGTCCGCCTATTCAGGAAGGCGCTGGTTAAGGCCCTACTTACACACGACGGTTCAGTTGATGCCTTGATCAAGCTACGCGGCAAAAACCTTGCTTGTTTTTGCCCGCTCGATCAACCCTGCCACGCGGACGTGCTGCTGGAGCTTGCGAACGAAACCAATTCAGCCGAGCGCGCTGTTGCCTAATGATCGCCCGCGATACTCAGGAATGACCTGATCGCGCTCTTGATGTCGCCCAGGTGCGTAACGGCGATCCACACAAGGTTGATGGCGCCGGTGACGACAGACGTGACGATGAACACCGCAATGGCGAGCTGCGCGCGGAAGCCCTTCATCTTGGTCACGTCCGGCTCCATCGCAGCCACGCGATCGGTCACGGCGTCGAGCTTCCCGCCAAGTTGGCGAACGTCGCTGCGGATTGCCTCCTGCGCCTGATAAATCTTGGCTCTGTTGTCCGCGGCGCGCCCCTCGTTTTCGAGGATTTGCGTGTTCTGCGTTTCGACGACGCCAAGCCGCTGGTAGATGTCCAGCAGAAGCGTTTCGCTCGACTTGGGCTCGCTCATTCGTTTGGCCACCCTATCGCCCCCATAGGCAGCGGGGGCGCGCCGTGCTTGGATCGTTCTTAGCCATCATGGTACTCTGGCGGATCGTGGTGGTCAGGCTCGCCGGACTGTTCGCGCAGGACGGCGGGCCGCTCGTTTAACGCTTCCGGCCGAGCCATTGCGCAACAGCGCTCACGACTGGCATAGCCGGCATGATGATGAAGAAGCTCAGTACGATGTCGCGCTGATAGCCATCGTAGGGCGGCGGCGGCGACGGCACGCCCCATGCCCCGACGACGTGCGCCTTGTCCATGAAAAGCGGTATCCAGAACGGCAGCGAGTCCAGCATCACCGCGGCCATATGGATCGCGCACGGCCAGCCCGCCGTTAGGATAATCATCTTCGCGCCCCACCACGCATTCGAGGCAAGTTTCATGCGGTTCGTTTCGACGAGCGCGTTCAGGTAGGCTTGATAGGCGGCCCCGTCGATGCCGGTGGCTGTCTTGAAACCTTCGAGTTCGACATTGGCGCGCTTGATTTGCCAGTCGAGAAATTTCTCGGCCAGGCCGGGGATGAGTTGCAGCGCGCCGAAAAAAAGGCCGAGCATCAGCCGCGGACCTTCTCATAGGCATCCCGCAATGGAGGTAGGAGCGCGGCGCCGAGCTGGATGTATGCTTTGTGCGTATCGGAGATCATGAGGGCGGACAGGTCGATCCCGGCAACGGCCGGCAGAACGCCAGCCAGCATGTTCGCAGCGATCACGATGATATCGAGGCCGGTTGACCAGACGACCGGCGCTACGGCGATGACCAGTGCGACCGCGAAGTCCCAGCGCTTCTTGATCCACGCCCAGGTTCGCGCCCAGAAGGAATCCGCGACGTCGGTCCACCGATCACCAAGCACATCGCGGCGAATACCGATCCACCGATGCAAAGCATAGGCCAGCACGATCACCATGACCGTGAAGGCAACCCTCCAAATGGATAGCGTCCACATAGTTCAGCCTCCGATGTCGCCGCTCGCCGCGGCTCGATAGGCGCGGCTGCGCTGGTGGTGCTTGAACGCCTGGTAGCCGAAGAACAGCACCAGAGCGGTAAGCGCGAACGTCAGGCAGCCGACGCCGACGATGTGCGACCAATCCATCGCGCTAGCGTCCGGCGCCTGCGTGGCAGCCGATCCGCCAGCGCCGCCGGTCGCGGTTGCGCCAGTCGCGGCCGCTTGCGATTTCGCCTTTGCACTACCTGCCTCTTTCTCCAGTTCTGCCTTGATGGCGCCCGTGGAGACTTGCGAATCCTCCAACACCATCTTGACGCCGATCGCTTCCATGCCGGTGCAGCGGCGCATCCAGCCGACACCGAACGTCTTGTAGATCGATAGCGATTGCAGAAATCCGACCCGGAGCGCGATCGCCTTCTTAACTGCGGCCCTGCGCTGGTCGAACGACAGGGCCGTGGCGTCACGGGCGACGGCGAGCGCGTTCGACGGGTTCTTCGAGCCGACCGCCTTGCCGACCCAGGGTACACCACGCCCCTTCCCGCTGTTCACCGTGCCGTCATAGACGATCTGGTCGAGACCCTTGGGCATGTGGTCGCCCGCGACCTCTTTCCATTCTTTCGCGCGGTAAAGCGCGATGGCCTGGTCTCGGGTCAGCGTGGAAAGATCGAAGTCTGCCGGCAGGCCGCGCTCGACCATCGTCATGGCGGCGATGCCATAGGCGGTTCCGGCAAGTCTGCCGACGCCGATCTGCCCGCTGGTCCAGTCGCCACGGTCCGCACGAGTGCGGCCAAAGCCGCCTTCGTATATCAGCGTATTTCCGATGCAGCGGTCGGCGTTCGCGACAGTCATTCCCGCACCTCAATATGAGCGGCGCAACGGGGTCGCAGCTTGTCGCGGTTGGCGACCATGCAAGCGATCACTGCCTCACGGTTCGCGGTGATGATTGCAGCCTTGCAGTAGCGCAGCGCGTCATACCGGCAATCGCTGCGAATCTGCGCCTCGTCGGCCGCACGCGAAGGGGCCGCGAAGTTGAGCGAGAGCATCGTCATGACGACGGCGGCGCGCATTAAAGCCCTCCCCGCGGTGGAAAGAAGCAGGTCGGATTGCCGTGCACCGCAAACATGACCGGCTCACCGGCGGGCGCAAATTTGTCATGGTGGATGATGTCTGGCGGCACCTGTCGCCAGCGCGTGCCGTCGAGATAGTCCCAGCCGTCGGCGGCGAGCGCCGGCCTGAACCGCGTCTTGACCACATCGCTGTGCGCGCAGCACGACTTGAAGCCGAACCGCTTTTGCGCGGCCTCGGTTAGCTCCGCATGGAGATACCAATCGCGGTCTGGCGCGTTCGCATATCGACCATCAAGATCGGCGGACCGTGCGGCCTTGTTCATCGCCACGAGAAAGAGCGCGACGACTGTCAGGCCAATCAGCAGCCAGTACGGCACGTCGTCCCGGCGTATCATCGCAGCACCGATACGGGCGCAAGGCCGGTGAAGCCGAGCGCCGCCGCACCGGCCGGCGTTAGGTCGATGATCCGACCCTTGATGAAAGGACCGCGGTCGTTAATCCGAACCACGATCTGCCGGCCATTGCGCCGGTTGACGACGGTGACCATCGTCCCGAACGGGATTGTCCGGTGCGCCGCGGTCATCGCGCGCGGGTCCATCCGCTCGCAACCGCCGCGTGGTTTCTGCATGGCCACGCACTTGCCGGCGTAGCCGTCGCCGTTCCCGTAGATCGAGGCGATGCCGCTTTCGGCATAGGCCGGCGTCATCTGGCATGACGCGACGGCCCCGAGCAGCAGGGCGGTGATGGCGTGTTTCATGCCCGGACATTGACGGTCCAGGCACCCCGTCCCAACGCACAGCCTAGCGTTGCGGCTTTGGCTCGATACCGCCGGCCTGACTAACCGCGATTGGCCTGCTGTTCCGAACCGGTAGCCCAGCGGCAATTGCCGGGCTCGTAGTTTCCCGAGTTTTCGATCCGGTCGATGCTGTGGGCCGGCGATGGCTTTCGGCCCATATCTTCTAGAAAGGTCTCGTAGCTATTCAGCCACTGCTCGCAAACGGTTATCCCCCAGCCGCCGTATCGGGGATAGCTATCGTGGTTCGGGTTAAGGCACCGCTGCTTCATTCCGGTCCAGCACACGTATTCGCCGTCTCTGGTTCTCTTTGACCCATCGCCGTGGGTCTCCTTCCACGGCCCCTCGGCGTGAAGGCATCCGCAACTTTTGACGTTGCCGCCTTTCAGATGCTTGCCTTTGGCTACGATGGTTTCGCCGCAATCGCAGAGGCACCAATAGCGCCGATGATGTTGCCGGCGGTATACATGGCTGACCGGATGCACGCCTGTAACGATCAGTCGGGTGAATCTCGTTCCGTTTGGAATAGGCGGCGTCACGGCTTGTCCTTCATTTCGATCCCGAAATGCTTGTTTACGGATTCTTCAACTTTGTTGAGCGCGCCCCTCAACCAGAAAAGGTTCTGGCCTGCGAGCAGTCGCCGGGTGGCCTTTGTATCGGCCTCGCCCCAATCGCCAGATGCGGCGGCGCCGGTGATTTTTGAAATATCATTTAGCTTGCCCGCAGTTGGCCCTAGCAACATATCAACTGCGGAACGGCTCGCAAATCTCGACAATGGTTTATCCGCACCGATCATTCGGTACATGTCCACGCTGCCCCGGCTCAGCTTCGACGCCATCGCATTCGACTCCTCGAACCATCCAAGAAGGCCGCCGCGGGAAATGCCCTCCTTGAACCAGTCCTGCGGACGCTCGCTGGTCTTGGTTCCGCCAAAAAATGAATTGAGCTTGTAGGTCAGCATTCCCAGGCCGACCGAAAACACGAGGCCGGAAAGCGCCGCCGCGTCCCGGCGCTGGAGGTTGGCCACCAGAATGCGCTCCGTCGATGCGGCCGTGAACGCCTTGAACTGGCCGAGCAGCGACACGACCGGCTTGCTCATCCAGAGCGGCTTTTCGTTTCCAGGCGTCACCACGGCGATGTCCACCTCGCGCGCCACCGCGCCGTTTAGGGCGTCGGCGGCGGCGCGGTCTTTCCAGTCCGCCGTATTCGGCAGATGCACACCGTCGATCACCTCGCCGCGCTTAAGTTCGCCGAACTCCCGCCAGATGCGGCCGGCCATCTGCGCGTCGATGCCGCTCTCGGCGAGGTTGCCGATCTGGCGCTTGGTCGCCTTGCCCTCGGCCGCAGCCTTGGCCGCGCGCAGGATTTCGGACACGGCCGCATGCGAGGCGACCAGTTTCTGCGCGTCGGTCAGCGGGGCCAGCAGGTTGGCGATGAACAGCTTGTCGGATGCACCTTGCAGCACCCGCTCGACGCGGGACTGCGGGCGATAGACGTCCACCACATCGTCGAGGGAGTGCTGGCGCGCGTTGATAGCGGTTTCCACGCCAATGCCGATGGCGCGCATCTGCGATTTGAACTTGCCCCACTCCTCGGTGCCGGACGTCAGGCCGCGAAAGAACGGCGCCCATCCGTCGCGGATCGCGCCGGTAATCCCGAAGCGGAACACGACGCCCGCCATGTCGGGAAGCGACGACAGCGCCGCCGATCCCATGCTGGTCAGGTTGTTCACCGCCTTGGCGGCATTCGCCACGCGCGCCATGTTGGCGAGTTCCGGCGACCAGCCGTAGACCCCGCGCACCCGGTCGCGCACTGCGGCGATGTCGCGGATTGCGGCGTCACGCTCCTTGCCGAGCCGGACCCGATCCTTCTCGCTCTTGGTCGCGTCGATCAGCTTGGCATAGGCATCCTCGATCTTGCGGATGCTCTGCGTCATTTCGACATCGCCGAACCGCTCGGACAGCAGCACGTCCGGCACCACCGTGCGAAGGTGCATGGCGACGACCTGCTCGATGTCGTTCTCGATCCAGTCGCGTGCCCATGCGTTTGAGACGTTGAGGGTGCGGCCGGCGAGTGCGCCACGCGGCATAGGCTCGCGCTGGTGGCCGATGCGCGGCCCGCCGGTGGCGAGGTCATAGGGGAGGCGGCCGTCCGGTGAACCGAGGATGCGATCGACGGTCTGATGCGCCCGGTCCCGCAACTCCTGCACGGACAGATCGCGCTCGCTTTCGAGGATTTTCTTCACCGCGCGGTCCATCGCCGCGTCGGCGCTTTCCAGGCGCGGCGCGTCAGGATCGCGGGCAGTGTCGGTGGCGTACTTCTCGCGCGCCTTGATAGCCGACTTGGCCTCGCTGACGGACTTTCCTTCCCATGCCGCCAGTTCAGCCTCGATCTTCTCGCGGATGGTATCGTGGTCAAGCCCAGCGGCGGCACGCTCCTCCGGGGTCTTTGCCTTCTCGACGCGCTCGCGGAGCGCCTTCAAGTCCTCGGACAGCTTGCCGAGCCGATCCTGGATGCCGCGCTTGGTGGTCTGGTCGGCGGTGTATTTCTCCACGAGCCGGTTCGTGAACTCCGGCCGCCGCGCGCGGATCACCTCCTTGTTCCAGACATGCGGGAAATAGCCCTCGCCGTCCGCCGGCGTGACCTTGGCGAATCCCTCGATGGCCTTCTCCGCGCGATCGGCCCACGGCGCGAACAGTTTGGAGCGGATGAACTGCGCGGCCTGCGTAACCTGCGGAATGGCGTGCGTGTCGCCGGATTGCAGCGCCAGCGACACCTCCTTCTTGAAGTCGGTGAAGGACATCTTGCCCTCCCCGCCGCCGGTGAAGTCCTCAATGCGGGCGCGCAGACGCGGCACGGTCCTGTCGGGCTGGCCGAAGCGGTATTCGGAGAACAGGCCATCCAGGTTGTCCGCGATGGCGACCCGGGTGCCGTTCATTTCCATCCGGGCCAGCCGGTCGAGCGCGGGCCCCTGCGTCGCCGCCACGCCGGCGTCGCCTTCCACGAACCGGTACGGCGTTTCGGCCAGGTCCGCCATGACGCGGCGGGCTTCCACCGCCTCGGCCTGCAAGGTGCGGCGGGTGACCGAAAGCTGGTCGGTGCCGGGGATCGAGCGGAACATTTCGAGCTGTCGCGTGTCGGTGGCGGCCGCGCCCGCCGGCGCCGGGGTAGCCTGCGTTGCGTGCGCGTCAATCGCCAGCCGGTCAGCATCCAGCAAGCGCTCCATGGCCGCGCGCTCGGTGCGGGACAGCAGCGCGGCCGCGCCCCCACCGATCATGCCGCCGAGGATCGCCGACGAGCCGATGGCGATGGCGCTCTCCCCCGCCGTGCGGGTTTCCTGCGCGCCCTGTAGCACGGCCTCCTGGATCGCGGTCTGCCCAGCCGCGGCAATGCCGACGGACAGCGCCGACCGGCCGACCTCATAGCCGCCCTTGACCGAGCGCACCACGACGCCGCCGGGCAGCGCCAGCGTCGGATCAATCATCCCGGCGGCGACCTGCGCCACGAAACCCGCGGTGCCGGATGCCGCCAAGGTTCGGCGGTCATCGTCCTCCTGGTCGATGCGGCGCTTGATGGCCTGCGTCTCTCCGGGCGAGCGCGAGGCAACGAAATTGCCGGAATGCATAGCCTCGTAGTCGGTGCCTCGGATGTCGTCGAGCGGGTTGTAGCCTTCGACGGCCGGAAACGCCTCCTCGGTCGCACGCCGATAGAGGTTGACCAACGGGCTATCCTGCCGGAACGCCGCGCCCACCGTGTCGATCAGCGACGGGTTCGGCGCCACCGGCGGAGCGACGCCCTCCGGCGCGCGGGCCAGGGTCGCGGTGTCGTCGATGAACGGCATTAGAAATAATCCCCGCCGCCCATGCGCCACGGGGCCGGCGCCATCGCGCGCTTCTCGGCATCGAGCCCGCGCTGGCGTTGCGCTGCGAAATCGACCCGGGAGGCTGCCTGATATTCGGACGGGTCGAACTGGAAGCGATGCGGCAGCACGACGTCGCGGTCGGTGGCCGGATCGCGGATCACGACCACGTAGGAAGCGGGCTGGCCGGCCTGCGCCTCGGTCTGGGTGCGGCGGTCGCTCACCAGCGTGTAGGCGGGCACCGGCGCCTGCGTCGGGGCGATGGTGACGCCATCCTCGCCGACGGTGACGGTCGTGCCCTCGGGCCGCGACGCGCGCAACGCCCCCTCGATCTGCTTGGTCATCCAGTCATAGGAGCCGTTGACCGCCGGATAGACGGCATTTCCGCTGCGATCACGGATCGTTTCAGGCGCGTTCAGCATCAAACGGCCGCCATTTGTGGGCGAAACCGTCCATTTCGTTTTCATCAGCGCCGTGGCCTGCTCGGCGGCCTTGTCCTTGTCCAAGGTCTCGGCGTACCGGCGGGCGTAGAGGTTCGCCCAGTCGCCCATCATGGCGTCGCGGGTCATGGCGTCGGTCGGCGGCAGCGGCTGCGAACCGGTGGCGCGGGCAATCGGCCCCGGCGTCACCCACCACGACGTATCGAACTGCTTGGCCACGTCATCGAACGAGTATTTGTTGGCGAGTTCGCGCCCCTCGCCCTCGTTCTTCTTCATGCGATCGCGAACCTGCGGGTCGATGGCCGCCCGCTCGCGCTCCTTGGCCTGCTGGTCCGGGCTCATGTACCGGAGGTTCGTCTGCCACGTCATGAGCGCGTGAACCTGATCCTCGCCGAACAGCGCCTTGGCCGTCTCAGGCGAGCGGGTCCACAGCCGGTCCATGAACTGCATTGCCGTATTGAACCGCGCCGGGTCCGTGGAGCGCGCGGCGCCGGCCACCGCCGCCTTGATCTCCGCATTGCCCAGTGCCGGGGTCAGGAAATCGTCAGGGAGTCCCGCCAGCGCGTCCATTGCCGCCGCGGCGGCCTTTGGCTCAGGACCGGCGATTGCTCCAGCCAGCGCCGACGTCTCGGCGGGCCGGAAGGGATTTCCGGGCTGGACACCCTGATCCGCGGCGACCCCGCGCGCGATGGTCACCCGCTGGTTGACCGCGGCGGCCGTGGCCTGCGGGGACGAGAAGTCAAGCGGCGCGGGCGGCACTAGCCCATTCTCGATCGACAACCCGACCGGATCGTCCGCGGCCATCTTGGTCTTGCGGTCGAACTGGCTTTGCACCGACTTGGCCACGCGGTCGCTGAATTTCTGACGGACCTCATCGACGGCCGCCTGCCCCTGGGCCACCGGCAGCCCCGTGATCGCCGTGCCGAGTTTGCGCGCGACCACCAGTTCGTCGGTCTTTTTGATCCATGCCGCGTCGCCGCTCAGCAGCGCGGCCTGGTGCATGTCGCTGATGACCTGATCCTCGACGGGCTTGCCGGCGTTGATGGCCGGCTCGACCTCGGACGACCAGGTTTGCCGCGCCTGCGAGACGTAGACCTGCTGCACGCGCTGCGTAATGCGGCCGGCCTGATCGGAGGCATCGACGCTCTGGGACCCGAGGAACTTGTCCGCGGCGCCGTAGTGGCCAGCCTGGATGCGCTGGATGTGCTGCGCGATGGTGCCGTTGCCGTCGGACGCATTGAGGTTGGCGTTCGGATTGCCGCCATTGATGGTGCGGTAAATCTCCGAAATGCCCATTCCAGGCTTCACGCCGCGGTCGCGCAGGAACGCCTCGACCGCCGGCATCTGCTGCTCCACGGTCATGCCCGGCCGGATGCCGTATTTCTGGCGTTCCTCCGGGCCGAACTGGATCAGCCCGACGTAATTGTTGCCCTTGCCGCCGACCTTGTTCGGGTCGAACGTGCCGCCCGTCTCATAGGAAATCGCGGCCGCGAGATCGCGTGGCGCAACGCCGAGGTTCGTGGCGGCTTGTACGACCGCGCTCGCCTGCGTCGGCGTGCCGCGCATCGCCGCCGTGCCGGCCCGATAGCTGGCGGTGGTGACGGCGAGGCCGTGCAAATCCTGCCCGAGCGTCGCCTGCCGGACACCATGCTCGATCACCAGTTGGCTTTGCTGCGAAGTCGCTCCGACACGGCCAAGCGCGGCATTCATGTCGCGCAGTTCGCCCTCCGAATAGTCCTGGCCGGACTTGATGCGGGCGATGAAATCCTTGCTCTCCTGGACAATCGACGCTCGGTCCTGGGTATCGATCTGCTTTTCGAGGCGGATTGCTTGTAGGCCGCGGTTGAACGCCTTGTAGCGGCTCTCGCCCTTGAGGCTCAGGCTGTCGTTTTCGAGAATGCCTTTTTTCAAATGCTCGACCGCGGCGTCGAAACCCTTTTCGCGGTAGACCTGCACACCGTCGCGCGCGGCGATTTCGCCTTGCGCCTTCGACATGGTGTCGTCGAACAGGAAATCGGCCTTCTCCTGCGGCATCAGGCCGGAGGTGACGGCGCTGTCGAGCACGGCGCGGTATTTCCCGATCTTGACCTGCCCGTCAGGCGCCGCCAGCGTACCGGCCATCGCGGCGCCCACGACGTCGTTGCCGGTCAAGCTCGCCAGGGATTCGACGCGCTGGCCGTCAAGACGGCGATCGGTCGCGCGCCGCTCAGCCAGCAGCGATGAATAGGCGGAATTGCCCTCGGCCCCGAGCTGGCGCGTCAGATGCGGGATCGCCCACGGCTCGGCCGCGCCGATCTTTCCGTCCTTGTATGCCGTCCAGTGCGCGTCGAAGCCCTGCGGATCGTTGTCGAATTGGTCGCGCAAGTCGGCGCGTTTGCGCGCGATTTCCACGTCCTGCTCGGCGAGATAGCCGACCTTGGCCTGATGGATTTGCACCTTGGCGTAGTCGCCGGCCGCGTCGCCTAGGCGCGCGCCGGCCTGCGCGATTAGCTGCCACGACTGCGCGTTGGAATAGGCGTCGGCATTGATCGGCTGCGTGACCGGCCCGGGCTGCGCCAGCACGCGATCCGGTGTCGGGATTGTTGGAAGTCCGGTTCCTTCGACAGCCATCAGGAGCGCTCCCTGCCGCCGCCCGCTTTGTACGAGGCGTATTTGAAGCCCGCGCCCGCGACCGTGCTGCCGGCATCCAGATAGCCCGCAATGAGCGACGTCTTGGCCTTGCGTGCCGACATGGTGGACGCCAGTGCGGCGTTGTCGGCGGACATGCGGTACCCGTCAGCCTTGGTCTGATAGTTGTAACGCTCGGTGCCGATGTCGCGCTCCGTGTTTCCGACCAGAGAGTCGAGGATCGCCAAGCCGGTCGGCGACGCTTCGCCCACGCCGCGGCCGGCGCGGATCGATTGGATGTGTTCCATGTTCGCCACCAGCCCCTCGCGCCGGGCGGTTTCGGCTTGGTCGGCGGCGATGCGGGTGTTCTCGGCCTGCACCTCCAATTGCGTCTGCTGGCCCTTCAACTGCTCGGACTCGAACGCTGCGGCGCGCGAGCGCTCGTTCCCCGCCATGACTTGACTGGTCGCGGTGAGCGCGGTCGAGCCGACAAGACTGGGGATGATGAGTGGTCCGAGGTCCGACATTGTCAGAATGCCACGGTTGTCCGCACCGCCAGGATGTCCAGCGGCAGCGGATCGGGTTGGTTGAACAGGATGGTCGGCTCGCGCTCCCAACCGAGGAACGTGAACCGCTGCGGCCCTTCCTTGTCGGGCGGCGGCTCATCCACCGCGTCGGTGACCTGATAGGCCGACAGGGTGTAACCGTCAGCGGCAAAGCGCTGCGACGCCTGCACATAGGCGAAAGCCTCGACGATCCGCATCAGGTCGCCCGCCGCGGGGCCTTCCGGCCCGTCGATCACCGGCGGCAAAAGCTCCAACTCGCTATCGTAGTAAAGCCCGACGACGAACGGCCCATCGGGCAGCGTGGTCAGCGACGGCGGATAGGTGCCGAGGTGGCTTGTATCAGCGACGACGTTGACAGCCGTCCCGCCGTAGACGGAAACGACGCCTGTCGAAACGTCGGTCATTGCAGCCTCGGTGGCGTATTCGGTCGATGCGTCGAGCGTGATGTCCTGGTCGAAGCGCTCCAGCAGGTAGAGGGTATTTCCGGCAATGGCGCGGGTCACCGCAGCGTACAGGTGGCCCTCGATGGCAGCGACCGACTGGATCGTTCCGTCCGTCGTCCAAGGCGTGAAGTTGCGGATTTTCTGGCTCTCGACGAGCTGCATCACCGCCATCGTGCCGTCGTCGTTGCGGAACACGGCGTAGCGTTCCGGCCCGCCGGCGAAGTTCGACGTCACGGCGAGATCGGTCATGCCGGACAGCATGTGGTGCGCCAGCAGCGACACCTCGTCGGCGTCCCATTGCTGCGCCTGGTTGCCGGTCGGCCGCGCCTTGATGACCGTGGAGCCGGACAGCAGCAGCACGCCGTTGTCGAACGCCGCCGGCCGCACGCTCTCGGCAATCGGCCAGGGCGAGCCGAACGGATAGAACGCGATAGAGGACGGACGGAATGGCGTGGTGGCGCTTTCCGGCACGTAGTACGGCCCGTTGTCGGTCAGCACGATCAACTGCTCGGCGCTATGAAGTTGCACGATGCGGCTCGCCGCTTCGTCGCCAATGGATTCCAGGATCGCGTCGCCGTCGCTGCCGTCATCGACATTGAAGTCGTAGAGATTGTTCAGCGCAGAGCCGATCAGGTAGCTCGATGCGGTCGCATGGCCGCCGAACAGCAGGCGGTTGCGGTGCAGTTCGACGCAGGCCGGATAGCCGTACACGTCGGAAAACATCTGCTCGTCCCAATCGGTGACGGCGCCGTTCGTGGTGGTAGAAACGCCCGACACCGCACTCGACGTCTGCGGCCCGACCAGCGTGTCCGACGTCGTGAACGCGATCAGCGTCTCGGTCAGCACGACGGTGACGTGCGTGCCATCGGCCTTGGCCGTGATGATGCCCTTGGCGCCGGTCTGGCTGCCTTCAACCACCTCGCCGACCGAGAAGTTCGTCGAGGAACCGACCGTCAGGCTGTAGGTTTCCGGCAAAATCTCGATGACCGTTGCCGTGCAGGACAGCCCATCGCCAGCCACTGCTGTGATGAGGCACGCCTTCTTGTGGTAGCGGATGTACGTGCCGACGTGCGCGGCGACGAAATACGCCACCGACCCCGAGACAGTCAGCGTGATCGAGCCCGACACGTCCGAGCACGTCAGCGTCATGCTCGGATCGGCAAACTTGAGATAAGGCTGCTCCTTCCGCCCAGACGGCCCGGTGGCGAAGGCAAAATCGGCCACGGCCCAGGTCGAAGCAGTGAGCCGGGTCAGCACCTGCGGCCACATATCGACGTGGGTCAGGAACATGGTGTCGCCGCTCTGCACCATGTTCATTTCCGACCAGATGTCGTCGGTCCACGGGCAGGACGACAGCGAACCGGCCGTCGTCAGTTCGCCGGTGGCGGCAGCGCGCGCATAGGCATGAAAGTGGCCATCGCCGACGGCAGTGATGTAGGTGACGGCGCGGCTGACCACCCATTCCGTAAGGCGAGACGGCCCGGGCAGATCGACATCGCGCCAAGTGCCGGGGCGGCGCTTCGTGCCGCCGCCGATCAAGCAGCGGCGGTTGAGCAGCGAGCGGGCGCCGTTCTGGTATTGCTCGGTGTCCTGGCGCATCCCAAGGTCCGGGGCCAGCTCGCCTGCCGAGAAATTCGATTGCAGCGTCTTTTTGCGAGGCATGGCTACCTCGCGTCGATCGGCATACGCGGCGTTGTGGACACGCCGCCGGTGCGCGCGGCCAGGGTCGATGAGCGCTGCGGCGCGCGCGAGGGCTGCGCTTGAGCGTCGCGGTTCTTGGCGATCCGCCACCAATCGGCGGCCGCCTCGTCGCGCACCTGTGCCTCGCGGTAGCGCTCGCCGATGCCACGGAGGAAAACGCCCTCCATGGTTCGGACCATGCCCTCCTTGAACCACGCCGGCCAGTCCGCCTCGGCAGCCCGCCAGACGTAGTGCAGGATCACCTCGTCGCCCTCGGCCGCATCGCACAGCACCTTGTCCCCGTGTATTTCGTAGGGGATGGCGTAGCCATCTACCTTCACGGTGCGGATTTCGGTCAGGTCGGACGGAAGCTGGTAGGCAGCGGTCCACGGCTCAGGCGGCTCGCCCACCTCGTCCGGGTCGAGCCGGTTCAATTGCTCCGTTTTGGACGCCCGTTTCCACGGGTAGACCGAAAGGTGCGCCTCGACCGTCAACTCATAGTTTTCGCTGGCTATTTTTGCCGCGACTGAGCCGCCGGTCAGCGACGTGATCGGCGGCTCACCGATCCGGGTCAAGGCCGCATTGATGACGCTGAAATCGGTCATGGCCCGGGCAGATTGCGAGCCATGCCGCCCCTGCCCCAACGCACAGACCGTGTGCGTTGGGCTGCCCCCCTCCCCGGCGGCATCGTCCGCCCATGACCGACTGGCTGGACGTTTCGGACACCACCCCCCGGATCGCCTACACGGCGACCAACGGCCAGACGGTTTTCGCCGTCCCTTTCGCGTTCCTGGACGAGACCCACCTTGAGGTCTACGTCAACGACGTCCTGAAAACCCTCTCCACGCACTACACCACCAGCGGCGAGGAGGATGAGGACGGCGGCACCGTCACGCTCGTCACCGGCGCCACGGCAGGCGATTCCGTCGTCATCGCCCGGGTGCTGACCTACGAACTTTCGATCCATATTCCGACGCACGGCGACCTCGACATCCCAGCGATCAACCTGCAATTCAGCCTGTTCACGATGATGTTGCAGCAGGCCGTGGCGGACCTGCCGCGCTCGCTCCGGCAGCCCGCAAGCGACGCCGACGACCTCGACGAGCTTCCGGTCGCCGCTTCCCGCGCCAGCAAATACCTGTTCTTCGACGCCGATGGCCAGCCGACCCTCGTTTCATCGGTCAGCACGTCCGTCGCGGCGTCCGCCTTCATGCTGACCTTGCTCGACGACACCACCGCGGCCGCGGCGCGCGCGACGCTCGGGATCGCCGATCAGTCCGCCTACACCGGGATTTCTAACTGGCAGTTCTGCCGCTGAGGATTTGACCTATGGCCGTCACCGCAACTCCGATCTTCGCCCAGGCGCTCCGCCATTCCGCCGTAGCGATCTCGACCGCGAACACAAACCGCGACGGCACCGGCACCATCGGCACCGTGTTCACCGCTGATGCCACGGACGGATCGTCGCTGGACAACATCCAGATCACCGCCACCGGAACGACGACCGCCGGCGTGGTGCGGCTCTACAAGCACAACGGCTCGACGGCGTTTCTCTGGAAGGAAATCCTTGTCGGGGCGATCACGCCATCGACCACAGTCGCGGTGTTCTCGCGGCGCATCGACTGCTCGCTGCCGTCGAACGCTTGCCATCTGCCGGCCGGATGGTCGCTGCGCGCGTCTACTCACAACGCCGAGACGTTCAACGTGCATGCCGAAGGCTGGGACGCCTAAATGAACAGGCCGTTCGCCCTTCCAGGGTCCTCTCCGTTCAAGGCATGGGAGCGCCGCCGCTCGGAAGGCTACCTGCCGCGCGGCTGGATCGATGGCCTGACCCTCTCGAACGACACTACCGACGCGACGAACGATATTGCGATCGCAGCGGGTTCCGCACGCAGCACCGTTCGGATTGTCGATGGCGCTGCGTCTACACTGACGCGCGACCAGATGGACCTCGATCTTCCGGTCGGGATCATCAAGCAACTCGACGTCGCATTTGCCCCTGAGAATTACGACCCGGATGGCTACTCGGGCGGCGGCCGAAGCGGATGCCGTTCGTCATCGTCTCTGGCGGATGCGTCTTGGCATTATTTTTTGGTCGGTGGCGGCGGATTGCAAACCGACGTACTGGCCCACGACAGCGCGACCCAATCGAGCGTCCTCGCCGAAATGCAGAAGATCGGCGGCTACACCGCCTATCGTCCGATCGGTTCGGTAGTTCGCAGCACGTCCATTGTGCCGTTCACACAAGTTGGCGATTACTTTAGCCTGGTTACAAAAGTTGGCGCCAACGCCACAAACCCCGGCACGAGCGCCGTCACGCGAACGCTGACGGTTCCGACCGGAATTCAAGTCTTTGCGAGGGTCGCATTTGGTGGCTCTGGCGGGTCTAGCGCATTTTATGTGCTGTTTTCTGATTTGGCGGAAACCGACTCCGTTCCATCCGCTAGTCTTTTCAATGGCGGCGCTCCTGCCGTCGCAGGCCCGGCTATCGGTGTCGATTACATCCGCACCAACACAAGCGGGCAAGTTCGCTCTCGCATCAGCGCCAGCGGGGCGTCCGATACGCTCTTGTGGACGACGCTTGGGTGGATTCACTCGCGCGGCAAGGACGCCTAGTTAAATTTTTAGGTGTACGGCCCCGTCGGTGGCGTGAAGTTCGCCGTCCACCGAGCGATGCCCTTGCTGATGCGAACCTCGTCCATCCAGCCGTTGAATGAACTCCCGCTATCTCCGCCATCGCCAACCCGCAGAGCGCCAGAATCGTTGTTCATATCGAGGTCTGTGAATGTACCGATGCTGGTCCCGCCAATGTAGCAGGTTATCGTGCTGCTACTGCGAACGAGCGCAACATGATACCAAATGTTGGTTGACGCAGCCCACGCGATGACGCTTTCAGAGCCGTTGTAAAGACGAAGTTGGCCGCCTGATGTGTTGACAAAATAAAATGTCCAGCCGGTCCCTGCAAAGTTTCCGGTT